CCCCCCCGGCGGGGTGGGGGGGGGGGGGGGGCGCGCCAGACATTGCATCGGATGTCCTATCAATACCTCCTCTGTCTTGTCCTACCTTACCGATAAGAGAGGCCGCATCAGAGATAACGGAATTAACCTGATAGCCAGAAGAAGATTTAGCAAGGATATCTTCTTCATACTTAAGCGGGTCTGGAATATCAAGAGCAGGATTAATATCAGGAACATTTAGAAGAGTTCCGAAAATAGGTCCGCGCCAAGGGCGACGAATCATCATGTAGCGTTTAAGGTTCGGTTCCCAGGCCTTGACTAAGATAGAACCGTTAATCATAAGACCACCGATAAGAGCCTTAGGGTTCGTAGTAAGATGAGCTTCTCTAAACTCTGAGAGTTCCCAGAGGGCCGGATTCATCTTATGTTCATTTATAATAAACTCATCTACGTTGAATTTCTTTCGAACAGAATAAGTCTCTGACTCAAGAGAAATTTCCTTTGTCCTTCCAGAGGGAGAAATTTTATATTGAGAATATTTAGAAGCGGCGAGATTAACCTGACCGTCTTCTCTTAAAGAAATAGAAGAGCCGTTTTGCTCGTTGACGAATCCTTGCTCTTTTGTACGAGAAAGATTCTGAGCCTTATCCTGAAGTTCCGAAAAATCAGGATTAAAATCTTTAGGTTCGTCAGGTTCAAGCGCGACTCGAATAGACTCTTCTTTAGTTTCTGCCATTTATATGTCCCTCCTTTTCACATTATATATCCGCCGACAGCTTGGCATCCAGAATCATCTGAGAATACATCTTGGCGAAGCTGTCTCTTAGAACGAACGTCCATTGAGTAGTTTCCAACATGTCTCGCGATGACAGAAACAGCGATGCCGTTATCTTCTATAAGGACTTGTTCATCTACTTTCGGAAACCAGTCTATGCCCTTTCCGTAAAGACGTACCGGAACATGCCGTCTCTCTGTCGGAAGCCCAGCTTTGCTATCATAGATGATATCACAAGTGTTATTGGCTTCGTCAATCGCGATTACTCTCGCAAGAGATATAGAAGAACTCTGTATTCTTGCGGCGCTATTCGCTATTTTATCCTGTATTAAAAGTTTAGCACTCATTTTCCGATACCTCTTTTTACGTTTGCGTTATGTGCTTCAATGTCTGGGTCGTCATTTAGAGAAGATTGGTTATTAGAGTTCGAAGACTTATCACCAGGATTATCCAAAAGATTCGGATTGAGAGTTTTATTCTCTTCGTTTTTCTTAATCTGTTCCTCTTCAAGAACCATAGAGCTTACTCTTGGCATTCTAACGACATAACAAATTTTATTATCTCCAAGGTCCTTAGAGTCAAATATAGAAGTTTCGCTTACTCCTTTGACTGCTTGTTCTTTTACTTCTTCTAGAAGTTCTTGCGTGGCTTTCGCGAGAGCATCTACTGCGAGGTCTACTCCTTGGAGTATGAACGTAAAGCCGGCTGCCGCCTGAGATTCTTTTTCTCCGATACGAAGAGCAGATTCCAGGGCGATAAAAGATGTTTTAGTCTCTTCATAAACCTCTTTTGGGTCAGAGGCATTAACTGCCGGCATCTTCATTTTAGCTTTACGAATAAGCTCATAAAGGACATCTAGAGCATCTCTATTAAGGAGAGGCATGTCATAGACGACACCGCCATCTGTGATGTCTTCTATAGTCTTAACGTATTTCTTATTATCATTTATCGTAACGATTTTAGAATCTACAAACTTTCCTTTATTAAGCGCCGGCGTTTCATGAATAATCTTAAAGAACCCTTGTTTAATATAAGGGACTAAACGACGGTCATCAGAGATGAGAATATTGTTTTTGAACTTCGGGTCATCTTGAAAGCTCTTGGTGTCTTTCATCGCGAAATGTTCATAAGCTTGAAGGACTTCATCTTGTTTGTCATAATCAGCACGAGGAGAGATGATGAGTCGACGATAGTCTTGAGGTATGTTAATATTTCCTTCTGCGGCGCCGCCTGTTACCCTGAGAGTATTCATAAAAACTTCGGAGCCAAGGGTTGGGTCGCCACTTTCCGTAAATATTCCTTCGTCTCTTCTAAGTTTTTCAGCTGCAGCGAGAGCATCTTCATCTACGAAAGAAGAGAGAATCTTATTCGTATACGTGTTATCATTCTTAAGGTATTTCGTCATAATATCAGTGACCTTACCTTGTTCCAAGAACGTCGGGTCTCCGTAGACCAGTCCCTTAGAACCAGCCATTCCGGCTGTCCAAGTAAGATTATATCTCTTAAGAGGAAACACCGTTATAACCTGAAGATTCTTCATGTAGTCAGAAAGAGATTGAGTTACGCTATGAGCAATAAATTCAACACCAGCTGTAAGCGCGAGGCCTGTTGCTGCTGCAGCCATAATGGGAATGCCGATACCAACTTCTGAAGTTGCGGCGCCAACACCCATTGCAACCATTAGACCTTTTCTTATTTTTGAGAAGATACTTACGCCCTCTTTAACGTATTTAGTTTCCTTAAGGGCAGTAGCCGTATTCTTTCCCCAAGTTGCTGCCTTCGTTCCTCTCGCGGCTTCACCCAAATCTTTTGCTGCGTCTTTCACTTTTGATGCGGCAGATTTAACCTTTTCCATAGTTGCCTTGGAAGGACCAAGTTTTTCTTTCATCCAAGTGAAAGTTTTAGCTTTAGAGAGAAGAGAAAATGCCGCGACCGCTGCAAGACACAAAGCATGTCTCGCAAAATGAGAGCCGAGAGTATCAAACCACTGTTGAATTGGAACTTCAAATGGGTCGTCAACCGTATTAATACAATCTGGAGAAACCGTTGTCGTAAATCCAGCCTCCGCACTCATAGTGTGGACAACCTCTTTAACGGTAGCTTGTCCAGAAATACCTTGATAAGAATCTACGATATAAACTCTGTCATGAGGCTTAATAGTTGGGTCGCCGAGAATAATCATATCTCCTGCATACATTTCTTTAACAGAGTCTTTGAGGGCGGATGCTGTCATTCTCCAAGCGAGTTTATCGTTAGAAGGGTTGTCTCCCTTCGCATCATAAGACTTATCTACGATACTTGAATTAGAAATTGCGTTAATAGAGAGAAGTCCGGCGCGCGCATAAAGTTGCGTATCTACAATCATAGACTTTTGATTCTCAGGATAGATATCAATGTCTACAAAGAGAGGGCCGACTTTCTTTTGATTATTGGAACCTATAGAAGAAGCCGCTTCATAAAGACCTGTTGCGGTGGTCTTCATATCTTTCGCGGTCGCAACAATACCGTTAGAAACGATGTCCGTAGAAGACGTATAAACGTGATACTGTTGATACGGTTTTCTTTTCTCTTGGATTGCTCCATTAAGAACGATATAGTCGTACGCATAATAATAGCGAGGTGCCCCAATGAAGAGAGTAGAACGAAGGTTAAAAGGTGCGACTCCACAAATGAAGTCAGGAACAACAGATTTACAGATGTTCGCGACATCCCATACAGACTTATTAAAGAGGTCTATATTGATAACGGGAGCCTCATCTACTTCTGACATTTCTCCCTTATTGAACTGTTTGTCTCCGCCCCAAACAGGTTTATTCCAAGCCTGATAAATATTCTGAGTAGTTTCTCCAGCTTTAATGACAGACTTGAAGTCTTTATCTCCGAAGTGATAAATACCGTAAGGATTGTCTCCAACAAAGGAACCATATCCCATAGACTTAAGACGTTGCGCCCAGAAACCGCCGTCAGACGTTAATAGGTTATGCATCAGCTGAAGAGGAGTTACGTTATTTCTTGGTTTAAAATAATCCCACTTCGAATTATCCGTTAACTCAGAAGCAAGCATTTCTTCTATTATCGGATTAACAAGTTCAATACCGTCACCCTGAGCAGTTAACTCAATCGTATCTTGAGCATTAACTTCAGCGATGGAACCATTGAAAATAACGGGAAGCATTGCGGCCGAAGAACCGTAACCCGCTCTTAAATGGATTCTGGCGCCCGGACGAATTCTGATTCTATCTTGAATCGTTTGTCCCTTACGTCTCTCTTCCTGTTTCTTACCGTATTCTGTCGGAGAGAAAACAGATTGAAAGGAGTTAGCCCAAGTTTCCGTAGGATAACGAAGTCTGTCCTCACCTTCTGTGGAAAAAGACTGATAGAGGTTCGACATCTTAAGAATAAGAGTGTCCGCCGGATTCTTTCTATCTTTAACGACGGAGAACTCCATGATGGCCATATTATTATAAAAGTTATCATGGAGATGCCAGAGGCCTACGTCTCTACCTTCGTCTATAAACATCATATAGTATGTAGGGAAGGCGCGCAACATTCTTCCTCTGGCATCATGAACTATCATGTCGTGACAGGCGTGAACCATAAATTGAGATGGGTCTTCCGCCGCCTCAATATATTTCATTTCTGAAATTTTACGAGCGTAGTCCATCATAGGATTATCTTGTTCTACGCCTTCTGCGCTCTTATCCGTAATTCTGTTAAGGCCTACAAGAGCCATATAGAGTTTACGAACTACTACATCAACTTGTTGTTTCGTTCCTATTGTAGTTGCAGGATTAGAACAACACATAGCGTATTCATTAAGAGCTCTATAGTCTCTTTCTTCTATCTTATTGAGAATAAGGGGAGAGCCATTAGAAAGGGCAAGCGCGGCCGCCGTCCACATTTTACCGGCGTCAAGAGCATAAGTGGTTCTACTGAAGAATTGAAGATGCTTGCGCATAGCCGCATCTTTCTCTTGGTTAGAAACACCATGTTCTTTTTCTATATCCTGAATCTGGAATTCATTTTTTGTCGTTTGTCTAAGGATGTCTCCATTTATAGACGGAATAGCATGAACACTTATAAGTTCTCTTATCCAGAAGAGAAGATTTCTACAGAATGCGACAGTACAATAGCGAGGGTCTTCGGCACAACTGCGTCGATAAGAGTTAAATTCTTCCAAAGAACACGTTCTATAATAGGGGTCTACTACATAACAATGTTCTACGAAATTTCCTTCTCTAGCGTCCGCGTAATCACTAATTGCCTTTTCAAGTTCTTCCTTTGTGAATGCTTGAATACCGAAGACACCAAACGTAATAGCGTCTAGGTCATCAGAATATTCATCTATAGCGGTTACACCAGATATGTCTTGGCTTCCTCTGCTAACGATAGCCATCTTAAATGAAGAGTCTGGCCGCCAGTTTGTCGCGTTTTTCTTGTTGGAGAATTCTTTTTCCCCCGAGCCTGCACAGGCTGAAGCGTATACAATATCGGTTAGAACTTGCCTAAACTGAGAAGACATGTCGAAGTTAAGGAGTTCAAGAATAGAAGTAACTTTAGAATCTTGGAAAAACTCTGAAGCGGTATTGCGAATAAGAAGTTCTAGTTCCTTTGGGTCTTTTATCTTTTCTTTGACATTCTCTTCGTGCTTCTTGATGTCTTCTTCAGATTCAGGTGAGGCCGCGATTCCTTTTCCGATTCTGTCTCCGATGAGACCACCCATTGGTCCGGCAATTGCACCTCCGACGGTAGCACCTTTCTTGCCGTACTCTTCCCTTTGTTCTCTTAATTCTTTTTTTACGTTCTCCGTAACCTGAATATCTATCTTCGTTTTCTCGAGATATTCTTTTATCTGCTTAGAGGCTTGACGAGAGCTTTCAAGTTTTTTGCTAACCCAGGCGCCTTCCGCAACTATCTTTTTATTCTTTTCTTGTTCACTTCTTTGTTTTGTTTGGGTTTCAGCATCAGCATTTTCATTAATCTCGTCTATTCTTCCGATAAAGGAGTCGTATTCTTTTTGATATCTCTTTTCTAAGAAAATAGCTTTTATATCGTTGCAGATATCCCAGCCTTCAAAGTCTTCTGTATTGACCTCGTTATTATCTTCTTCAAGGTTCTCAGAAAGTATTTTATTTGAAAGTTGAGACTTAAGCGTGTTCATCTTAAGGATGGCATCAAATTGTTTATCTGCGACCTTATTCTGAGATTTAATCGAATATCCCGTAAACTTAGAAGGTGTGAGGGAAACTTCGGCACCCGTTGCATCACGAAGTTTAACAGAACCATCTACACCATTATCAACAGAATGAATAACAGTTTCTCTTAGAATCTGAGAATATAGAACCGTGACGTAGACAAAATAGAAATCAGGGTCTACGTACACTCTATCATCTTGGAATTTATATCTAACGAAGGCATAGCCCAAGTCTCCCATCTCTTGTAGAGTGGGAAGCTCAAGGTCAGGATACAATTCCGTCCTTTCGAGAGTGTGTTTCGTATCGAAATAAGTAAGGGCTTTTCTTTCGCCGGTAGCATTATCAAACCGAAGACCTGAATTATTCGCTTCGAGAATTCTAAGAGCTTCTCTAGAACGCATTGTTCTATCCATAGAAACAGCCTGGAAATGAATTTTATACACTCCAGGTTGATTAGGAACTGTGGTTACTTCTACGTTATTAATAAAAACTTCGTGGACACCAAAAAGACGGGTGAACTCAGAATCTACTTTAAAAGGACAACACGGAATAATGCGACGATACTTTCTCATCATGGCCGCTATCTGTTTAGGAGCATCCGAGAAAGCGGCGGCCGCCTGAGGATCTGTAGTTGTTAAAGAGACGTCGAATACGACATCATTGCCGCCAAGGAATTGTGGCGCCGAACCCTTAATATCCTGAAGGTTAATTCTAGAGAATCTATTAGAAGTAGAAATAGAAAACTGGTCTACGACAAAATTTCCGGTTGTATACGGAATAAACTTAAGAGTATTAAGCGCGGCAACATTATCAGCCAGTTTAAAGTCCGTTGCCGCGTTACCGTTTTTTGTATTCTTATTCTGTTCTTGTTCAGCTTTACTTTTTAAGTACGAAGTAAAGAGTTGTCCTTCAGAACCCATATCAGGAGAAAGGATTGCTTTGCCTTCGTAATTGCCATCTGACTTCAAAATAAGAACGCTATAGGAGACGTAAGTCCAACCATCTTGATAGAATCTATCCGTAGACATACCAAGCATAGGAGATAACGCGTTTTGAACTTCTTCTATTGTATCACTGTTTTGAGCTTTAGAGTCAGTGAGCCTGAAGCGAATGCCGAAGTGACATCTCGCGTTGTTATCGTCAACTTCAGCCTGATAGAAGAGAGAGGTTTCTACCGGGTAAGCCGCTTTTAGTTCCTTCTCTGCTTCCCCGAAAATATCGTTCATTCTAGAGTAGACATCTTTATCTCTTTCGCCAAGTCCTATTAAGGGTGTGAATATCTTACAGTTTTGGCGCGCGATTCCCTCTTTCGGTCCAACATAAGTTATATCAACAGGATTGTCGTTATTCTCTTTTAACTTGGAAACGAAAGAGCTTTCTTTCGTATTGCCGTTTTCTCCTTCAATATTCTTAAGACCGAAAAACTGATTTTCAATATAACGAGAAGGACCGTAAAGAGAAACAAGAGACTCATTAGACTCTTTAGAAGTATCTACATTATAATGACGTTCTCTCATCTGCATCTCTTTTTTCAAGAGAAGCTCGTCAAGATATTCTGGGTCCGCGATAAAGAACTTCATCGTCGGGTCTTTGAATATCATCGGTTCAAGAGCTGTTCTATTCTCTAGGGTAGCTTTTAAATACTCTTGAGAGTTAGAATCGAATCCCTTAGAGTAAAGATAGTCGCCGGCCATAATAGGTTTCTGATAATAATATCTGAAGACAGCCCAGTTAAAAGCGGAGGCGAACCAATTATATTCATCGCCTAACTGAACAGAAAGTTCTGCGTGATTAGGAAGGTACGCTGACCATTCAAATTCAGTCATCGTAATCTCCGCGAAGAGAAGTTGAGGATGTCCTGGAACAGAATGGACAGAGAGGTCATCTAGAGTGACCGCAAGAATACCGAGAGTATTATTTATGTAGTCGTTTTCAATCGGAACGAACGGAGCAAACTTATAATGAGAAATAAGAGCTCGAAGTCCGTTAAGAGCGTAGAACGCTGATTTGCCGTTAGGATGCTTTTGTTCGTAACGATAACCGTTAATACCTCGAGCTCCAAGAAAATATACTCGCATCGAGATATTCCGAACAGAACGGAATCCAGACTTTGGCATGGAACCGGAAGCCCTAAGAAGCGCAACACGCTCTTCCTCTGTCTGCGTAACAACAGAAATGTTCGTAGGAGGACAGAAGAACGTGACGTCACCAATTGTAACGGTCCACTTATGAAGTTCTGACCAATCCATATTAAATATCTTCTGTTGGATTTTACGACGGTCATCTAGCTCAGAAAGAAGTTTAAAATAAGCATCTGCGTAGACTTGTTTATCAGAAGAATAGTTCTGCGCGAAAGATTTTTTATCTTTGCCAACAAAAGTGTTGTTCGGAGTAACTTCATCATTCTTCTCTTCAAGAATAGCTTTCGTGAGGTTAATCCATTTACCGTCTATCTTAACGTAGATAGAACCAGTGAGGCGCGTCTGATTGTCTTCTCTTAGGAGACAATAGCCAGAAGTTTTTCCTTCGGTTCTACCGGAATATTCAGCCCACCGTTTTAGAGTAAGTTGAGCATCTGCGTCTGAGCTAAAATTAAAGTCTGGTATCGTTCTTGCCGTACCCGCAGAGGTATCTATAAGAGCGTAAATTTCTCCGTTGGAACGATTAATGATATCCGTAGCTCGCTTAATAACCTTTTGTGTGTTTTCAAAAGAACCCGTTGAAGAAGAGACGAGCCAATCGAAATCTATCGTATCTTCTTGAGCCTCATTTACAACAGACATTTCGCGCCAAGATGAACCAACCTTAACGAATGAAACAACGTCATCATCAGAATGAGACTTATCATAAGTATAATCAGAGATATTCTTAATCTCAGAAATTTTATGTTGAGACGTTTCTATAAGAGAACGGGAGATTCCTCTTTCTTGCGCCCATCTCGCAGGATAAGGAACATTAATCCCATATGTTGTAAGAGTGAAAGAATCTTTATCTGACATATTCTTACCGAAGTTATTTAAGATATAAGACTTAACTTCAGAATTTTCGATAGCCGCGATAGAAATCCTTAAACACCGAGCGTTAGTCCAACCAGATGAATCCATAGAAATGGCGCCAGCTGATATTCTAGAGAGAGCCTTTCCATCATGAACCCCTTCGTCTATAGTAGAGGGGACTTCAGTATAGAAAGCGGCCTCTTTCCCATCTCCAACGTCTACGTTGCTTGTTGGGACACCGTTGACAAGTCTATCTAGAATCTTTAGATAAGTATCATCAACGGCCCCGAGGTAGAAGTCTCCCATTTCAGGAAGAGAAAAAGACTCATCTGGAATAAAGTATCCCTTATAAGCGCCGACGCCTTTCGGGTCTAACCCCTTAGCGACTTTGTCTGGATTCTCTTTATTGTTTTTATAATTAGACTCGAGTTTCTCTTCTTCAGCCATTGAGAGATACCTCCTGTTGTTTTTCACGAATTAATCTATTATGCTTATTACGCAAAAAAATAAGACCCCAATGTTCTGAGGTCTTTATTAATTACGCCACTCCAAGTGCGTGAGCAACCATTCTGTTCACCTGAAATTGTTGTAAGGTGTTAGAGTAAGAAGTATTAATCGTAGTGTTTATCGAACCTGTCTGTGGACTCATAGAAGAAGCTGCGGTAGATATCGCACTGACGGCCGCCGCCTGTCCCTGAGGAGAAGTAGCATTAATGTTAATCATGTAGCCTGTTTTAGGTCCACCATTCATAACTGCGAGATTCGTATCAGAAAGAGACATCTTCTGTCCAACTGCGTCATTATAAGAAGCAGCGTCAGAAGCTTGATTCTGAGCTGGGTCAGGTTGAGCATGTCCTGATACGTAGCCGGAAAGAAGAAGACCGCCCGCGATTGAAGCTATCGCATGACCCTTAGACATTCTCTTGATAACGTCAGCTACTCCAGAGCCTATAGAAGAAGCCGGTGAAGCATGCATAATCTCAGGAAGAATATCTTGGGAGTTGAGAGATTGCGCCGCAGAGACTAGTTCATCTGTACTAGATTGCGTAGCTCTGGAAGAAGGACCTGATTTAATTTCAATAAAGTCTTGTTCAACGCCCATTTTTCTTGTGGCAGCGTTCATGCTCTTAACTGTTTCAGAGAAAGGGTCATCCGCAATATCTAGACCGACGACTTTCTGGTTATCCTTAAAACCAGTTAGTCCAATACCAAGGCGGAAGAAGGACATATCCATTCCTTTTCCGTCAACACGCATAACGGAATTACCGAGAAGTTCGGCGCCGCGATTCGCAAGACCTGAGATATCATTAGTTCCCAAACGATGAGCAAGGAGTTCAAACTCTTCACGAGGTTCGCCGCCAGACATAAAGACACTCTTATAATAAGCTGTCATCTGCTTGGCATGTTCTGCACGTTGCTCATCAGTACCGTATTGCATTAAATTCCAAGCCTGTTGATGCATGCTCTGGAGTTGCTCAACTTTGTTAAGAGCTGCTTCGCCAGTTTCAGACTTCGCGGAAAGAGCTCCTTCCATAAGTCCCTGGAGGCCCGCGTTGATAAGTTGTAACTCATCTGCATTATAAGCACCGGACGCATTTACAACTCGGCCCATTTTAAAGACAGTATCATTAAGCATACCGGCAGAAGCTTTAGAAGAGTCAACTTTGCGCTGAACATCTTGAAGTTGACGCCAAGCATGGAAATGCATAGCTTGGTCGATAGACTCTTTCTGTTCCGGTAGGGCAGCGTAGAGTTTCTCTTTCATGTCACGCATAAAAGCTTCAGAACGTTCACTGGAAAGTTCTGCGACCTCGCCTTCTGTCATCCCAGCCGCGTCTCTATACTGAGAGAGATACCTATCGTATGCAGCTTGTTGCTCTTGCTGTTGATAATAGTCATAACGACGTTTCATGACAACAGAGCGAGAACCATCGTAAGTTTGACTTCTATCTACGGTTGAAAGAGAATCAACAGTTGTCTCAGGATTTCTAACGCGTACGTAAGCATCAGTATGATAAGTAACGGCAGCATGATAAGCTTCTCGATGAGCTTGTTCAAAGACGTCATCGTGCAGAGTAACGTTAATACCCATTTGCTGGAGGGCTTGATAAGAAGCGTAGTCAAGAGAAGTCTGTACTTTCTTTCCACCAATTTCGTAAGTGGCTCTAGATTTGTGCATAGCAGAAACAAGAGCGTCAGCATCGAAGTCGCCGGAACGAATAGCCATGCCGGCTTCGTTAATAAGAACCTGGTCGCCTTTGACAGAATCAGAAAGATAAAGACCTTCAGCGCCGATAGAACGAGACTGGTTAGAAGGATGACGAACGACGTTGGTAAGAGAACCGCCAGTTCTCATTTGTTCTTCAACTTGTCCTTTAAGTGCCTGCGCAAGTTGTTTGTCGCCGCCAGTTAAGGTATTCATGTACTCATCTGAATACATGGCATCAAAATGATGACGACCAATTACTGCGTACGACATTTCGAATGCTCCACGTTTGTTCGTCTTCGCGATGTTTATCTTCGCGTCGCCTTCACCAAACGTAAAGTCTTTAAAAGCTTCATTAAAATCTGTTTCTGTAAAAGTGTGTCCTTGGGCAGTAGAGTAGATAGCCCCTTCTGTTAAATGAGAAGTGGCCGCTTTCTTAATCGCGGAATGTTTTGTTGTCGCGGCAATATTTACTTCAGAACGGGCTTCTTCTAGTTTTGCTCTCGCTCTCTCGTAATAACTATCCGCAGCTTTGTCATCTATCCCGTAATTTTCAAGATAACGCTCATAATTCTTTTTCGCGGCAATCATCTTAGATTGGGCCGGCGAGAAAGTATATTTTCCTTCGTCATCTTGTTGCCCCAAAGAAGCAAATGGAAGAGCAAACATTTTATCCGCAGAAGAATTATAAAGCTGTTTTGCGCGCAACTTAGAAGCCTGTTCAGAATGAAGGTCTACAAGTGCAGCCTGACCCATAACAGAATTTTTATCTGAAAGTTCTCCAATGGCCGTGATGTTCTTGTCTGTTATAACGTCATCAATACTAATTTTATGGAAGACCATTGACGACATCGTCTGCTCAGAAAGAGTTCCGTCATTAACGTTGAAGTTCTTCGCGGCAATCGCGGAAGTTGCTTCGTGAAATTCTAGAATCTTATCCGCGCTAATTGTCTGCGCGCCCTCTTCAATGAATTGACGAGTATACGCATCTATAGCTTTATCAGAGACACCTCGTTTTCTGAGAGACTCTATTCCTCTCTCATACTCTTTAGAAGTGAAGTTTGTATTAAAAGAATCGAAGATTCTATCTTCCCCTGGTGTATACCAACGACCTTCTCTAGCTCTTTGTATAAGAGTTTCTTGATAACGCTGATTAGCGGCGGCGTTGGAGAAATAAGCGTCATAAATTCCTTTTCCGAGAGCCTCATTTCCCGTAGCTCGAGAGAAAGTATCTTGCGCCCCTTCAAGCCATCTTGAACCGAAGCGGCCAAAGTTTAAATTCTCAATCTCACGAACGCCGAGCTTAAGGTCACGACGTCCAGTATTAGAAGCAGAACCCTCAGAATACTGAGTAAGCTTACGAATCTCGGTAGGAGCTTTCTCATATGAGATGCCTTCTATTTCTCGTGAAAGGGAAGACTTCTTGCCAAGCTTATTTCCATCTTTATCTATGAAGTATTCATTGTTCTGATGAGGGAAATACTTCTCGGCGAAGGCTTGCATCATATCATAATTGATTTGTCCTGCATCTGCGTCATAGACAATCTCTTTGCCTACGAGTTTGGCGCCAGGAAGAATCTGATTTAGTACGCCGACAATCTGCTGTTGTGAGAGCCCCTTCTTCGCAGCTTGCGCACCAAAGTCTCTTTCAATAGCTTTGATACCTTCCGCAGAAGAATAAGCCTGTGGATTCTGAAGAGAGAGAACAAGAGTCTTAAGGTTGGTTAAATTCTGATGCTTCTTAACACCGGGGAGGTTGTTAAATACTCCTCCCATCGATTCACCCTTCTGAATGATACCAAGCTGGAGAAGCATATGTCTGAACTGCTGAGAAGCAGAATGTCGCTCCGTGAATGCTGCTTTCCCGAAGGAACCAACAGAATTATAATGCTGGATAATCGCGTCATGAATCTGACGGCCGGAGAGAGCCATCATTTTCTTAGATGTACGCATAGAGTTAATCCAGGCGCCAAATTTAGTTCTATCTAATTGGACTCCGTCTTTAAGCTGGTCAATAACATCAGCCGTAATCTGAGTACCGGCGAGTTCAGAAACACCGAGAGTTTCAAACACTTTCTGTATACGAGTGTTCTGTTCTCCCATGCCGACCATTAAGAATCGAGACATGGACTTCTCATACATGTCGGCCGCTTTGGCCTGACCAGACATTGTAAGAGCTTCAACCGCAAAAGAACGAGTTATGCCATGTTCAGCGAGAATCTGAATTATTTCAGATTGAGAATCTCCAGCGCCCTTAATGCGTGCTTCGTTCTGCTTCAGTATCTTATTAATCTGCTCTTCTTTAACTTCCATTCTATCTTTGTAGAACTTCATAGTTAAGAAGCCAGAAGTCTTGGCGCGAACCGATTCGTCTCCGGTTAGAGAGTTCTTATAGAAGAGATGCTCGCCCTCACGAACGTACACAACGGAGCCAGCGATATAACGCATCTCTCCGTTTACTCTACCGAACGTAGAGGTTACATCGCCGAACTTGCCCTTGCCCTCAAGGAAACGATGCATGTTCGTATCATTTTCAGATACTTTATCAACGTTAATACGCTGTTCATATGTACGAGAGGAAAGCATGGCGTCCGCAACTTGAGAGGTTACGAAGCCGGAACCTTCGTCTGTAGTAGCTGAAGATAAGAACTTATGAAGGAAGTCACTCTGAGAGAGATACTTTTTTTCTAGCCCAAGCTGTCCTAGACGACGGAGATTATCCGTAGTCATAGAGAGACGGCCGACGACAAAAGAAGTGTCTACAGCGTAGCCAATTTCTTTTGAAAGACCGGTCGCAGAGGCGAGCTCAAATTCTCCCCTAAACGCAGCGCCAGCCCGAGAACCGACAACGAGATTTGTCGCGTAAGCTACGTTCTGTTTCTCTGCGCGAGAAACCTTAGATTGAATTTTGTTCTTGCCAAGTTCGTAGCCTTCAAGAATATTCTCTGTATCTTCAAGAGCAAGCATAAGAGGCGAGCGTCCAGAAGTTTCAAGACGACCGAGAGGACCAAAGATGTGTGGAGCGTTAGCCGCACCCTTTATATCGAGTTCCTTAAGACCCGCAGAAACTAGCTCGTGAGAGGTTAACCAAGCCGTCTGTTGTCCAGGTGTGAGGTCCGAGAAAGATTTGCCTTCGAATTCAGATGCTTTATCTCGCATAGAGATAAGCATTTCAGTAACGGGGTCACCATTAGGCTGAAGGTTTCTAAATGGAGTCGTATGAGCAAGCTGAGGAAGGGCCGCAACAAAGTCACCAGTGTAAACTGTGTTAGCTAACTTCGCGTCCTGAGAGTCGCCTACAGAAGCTTCTGAGAATCCTCGAATAGCCTGGTTGAGACCAGAAATGAAGATACCAAGTTCATCCGTAAGGCCACCCTCGTAAGCCGCATTTTGAAGTCTAGTTGATAAAAAGCTTCCTCGGTTTGCGAGATATTGTCCAGTTATAGAAGAAACTTGAAGTTTATTATTGTCTCTTCCGTATTTAAATAAGCCGATAGGTTGTACGTGACGTTGTCTACCCTTACCAACCCTCGTAACGAATACGCCATTTTCCCAACGCTGGAGAGGAAGATAGATTTCCTGTCCCGCGTTCTGAGCGACCGCACGTTCATTTTCGTATACCCAGACTTTACCGGAATCTTTGTCGAACGCCATTTGGCCTCCCGCCGAATAAACAGACTGAACAATCTGATTGACGGTGTTAAACGAATCCATTGCGCGCACGGCTTGTTGCTCATAGACCTTTCTAGCGTCATTCTGAGAATAGCCATTCGCGGTCAACCAAGATATGAACTTCTCTTTATCTTCTACGTTAGGAATTCCATTTCCATAGAAGTTGATAATAGAATGGTTAATATCTTTTGCGACGCCGGCAAGATATTGACGAGCCTTATCGTCTATCTCATAACGAATTTTCTTTTGAACGTTAGAACGTTTAAAATTATTCGGTATAATCTGGAAGTTGCCGCCGGTCTTAGAGAGAGTCTCCGTAATATCTTCACCAGAGAGACCAAGATTGTTTATGTTGGTTGCTCCGACAAAATACTGTACGGAGTCTCTCATGAGACCGTGGTTCGGATTTAGTTTTTGAGCTTCTCTAAACTGGGCAAGAAGTTTAGAAGCGATAGAATCAAGAGGGTCATTTATCGGGTCGAAGTTATAATTATCACTTCTGTTAATAACCTTCTTATTGATAAGATGTTCCTGAAAGTCTCGAAGCAACATAGCTTTCGAGGTTTCAGAAATCGTCTTTATGTCTTTTTCTTTGAGACCCATTCTGGAGAGAATGGCGTCAGCCATTCCCATTCCAGAACCGTGAGTCTTAAAGGAGTATATTGCTCCATCCGGGTCTTGAATTCCTTTGAAACCATTAAGAGACACTTCAAAAGTGCCGCCGACTTCTCCGAGAATACGACCTCTCGTAATTGCGGATGGTCCTTGAGCCGCTCTATTAATTTCATTAGCGGTAGGCGCCGTGTTTCCGGACAGAACCTTAGAATAAGCCTTACCCTCAAGCATGTCGAGAGCACGCTTGTAGTGCATGCGATAGAGAGGATTCTTTGTATCTACATCGCCAGCATGTTTCGCGGCATATTCATGGGCGGCTCTATAGATGTCTTTATTGGCCCTATAATAAGTTTCAAGACCTGTAAGATTAGCTACGGTATTAGAGTAGAGCCTGTTTTCGCCATTATAGATAAAGCCGAAATACTGGAAGAAAGAACCTTGGATATCATTTGTCTTACCAGAGAAGATATCTTGAGTCTTCTGATAAACCTGGTCTCTGAATTCCTTCCTCATTAACTCTATCTGGTCTTCTGAGGCTAAGGTTATCCCTGAAGAAGATAGACGTTTTTGAACAGCGTCATCTATAGCCTGAATCCAGTTAAGAACGGATAAGTCCTTCGCTGAATCCTTTTCACGCATGACACGGGCCGCCGCGTCATTAGCGTGAGCTATCGTAGAGTCGCCAAGAAGATATTTTAAGTTAGTTTCATTTCTAAGCTTAGCAGCATGAAGAGTAGTAGCTTTACCGTTTCTAATTTCAAGACGGTCAAACTGAGCTTTTTCTTCCTCAGTAAGAACATCCATGTTGAAGTCAAATATGCTATCTCTATCGACAAGAGATTTAGAACGAGTACCGTACAGGATACTGTTGTCATTCATCCATGATGTTAAATCTTCTGCGGAGCCAGAGATGACATGGGTAGTAGGTACAACCTTATCTCCGGCTGTCGTATAAGTCTTAACACGCATGTAATGAATAGCACCGCGAAGGTCTGGATGAGATGTAGCCATCGCATCATAGAGAGGGCTATGATTATCTACGAGACCCATTCCCTCAATTGTGAAAAGAGAACGACGCTTAATTCCAGATTGAGAGAAAGATTCTTTCTTGACTCCAAGGGGACCTATACTAAACGCATCAGAAGAGCGCCACTCTTGCGTAAGAGGGTCCATAGAATATATCTGTAGACCATACATATTAGTGGCGTTAGCCGTAGAGTTAATAGCGTAGTAAAGCTGAGTTCCGTCTCCCATAATGGGACGAGCTATCTTTGGAGTAACGGAATCAGGTCCATATAAACCAGATTGGAATAGAACGGCCGCAAGACCCTTCGCATCCTCTTTAGCGTTGTGGGCACCAGACTGAATACGTCCGCCACCGTCTCTTAACTCAATAGCGTGAAGAATAGCCTCCTGAGTAAGCTCTGTCTTATCATGCTCTTTACGCCAATCTAACTGTTTACGAATATTCTCTTGATTACCATTAAGGATTTTACTGGTTACGCTTTCTCCGTTAAGAGACATTCTTCTTAGGTCAGGAAGAGTATCAAATGTCTTAGGTAAGGCAAGAGAAGGCCCGAGAAGAGCTTCCGCGCGTTTTTTAAATGCTGCGCTTGTTATGTCTGATTGGGCAAAAATACGAAGCTGAGTATTGTCAAAGACTCGTATATTATGACCAACAGTTACGAGATTATCCTTCTTAATAGAACTGAACGCATTGAGAAGTTCTTCTTCCCAACCGAACATCCCAGAGGCAAGTCTACGCTTATCTTGTTCTTTATAGACATCTTCGTAAAGTTTGATGCCGCGTTCCATCTCTGCAATGGACATAGCGATGTCGTTTTCTTCTGCGAAATTTTCGAAAGTCTGGACACCAGTTTTAGACATCTTACCGAGTTTAGTTTTATCACTATCGGCCAGGGCAAAACGTTGTAATGTGACGAATTCTCCCTTAGAGATAGCGGTCGCGCCGCCCTCTTTATATCTCTGAAGAAGATGACGATACTTATCTGCATCCTTCTTAGAAATACCGATGATAGACCCATAAGTTTTACCTATCTCAGGGGCAGCAGAAGAACCAAATTGTCCCTTAACAATAGAGAAAGAAAACTCCGTGAGACGCTGTCCACGCATGCCTTCTTCTGACCCAAGAGATTCCAGGTCATAAAGCATAGCCATTCCTTGTTGGCTAATTTGCTGGAGAGCGTCGAAGCTTTCTTTTGTCCCCTGTTTAACTCCGTATGGTCTAAATTCATAGAGAGGCGTATTAGACTTAAGAATAGAATGCCCTCTTCTGAACGTTGTATCAAGGTCGGATGGCTTAAGCTTACGGTAAGCTTCTTCTCCGCCTTGAGCAAGAATAGGAGTTGTCCCATTAAAAGATGGTTTCACCGCGCCTTGAGTTAAGACGTACGTTGTAGAGGCATTCGCGATTATGCCATTAACTTGAGTCCCAAAGAGAGATTCAAATTGAGCAGACTGCCCCTGTAAAAAAGGACGAAGTTCAGCTTCAGCATTAGAACGAAGAACGTCAATTCCAGTCCTATCGGACTTTCTAATCTGCTGATGAACCTCTAATTTTCTAGCTTCGTCTGCAACGTTCGCAACAAGACTATTTTGAGAACTAATAAGAGAAATAGCCTGAAGTTGTTTCATTCTGTCTCTCTCTTGTCTCGTTCTGAATAATTCTGCCATTTATGAAATTCTCCCTTCTGGGGGTTGGTTTTTAAGTTACACTAGTCTCATTACCAAAGAAAAAAGAGCCCTCCGAAGAGGGCTTATTTTTTTACGAGGTCTGCATGATAAGACCGTCGTTAACTAGTTTTTGTTCCTGTCTAAATCCTATCATAGTTTTTATTGCGGCAAAAATAGAAGTGAAGCCGCCGGAAGGACCAGGTTGAACGGATATATCTACATCTTCAAGTCCAGCCCCTTTGAGAATTCCCTTAAGATTCTGTTTTACTCTAAGAGAGTTATCAGAATTAGAGTCGCCGCCAATATTAATATCAGGAGAATATATGACATTGGAGTCCGAAAGCTGAGACTCATAGAAGCCGAAATCAGAGAGGTTCATCGCCTCGTTCGCGACAGTTTTAACTTGAATGTCGCGGAGGTCATACTGTGGAGCCCAGCCGGCCCAGTTCTCTACCGGAAGCTGATGTTTCTGGAAGTACTCCTCGTTATCTTCCTTTGGAATTTCTTCTTGATACCAAGCAAGAGAAAGAGCTCTCGCAAGAGAAGGAGAAACGTACTTAAGAATCTCTTGACGTTTATCTTCGTCTCTCTGCTTAACGAATTCCATGAAGTATTCTCTATCATTCGTTGGAAGAGCCGTAACTATCTGAGACCATGTAGCATCCTTCGTGAGACCATACATAGTATTGTCAGCCGCTTGCTTATAGAGAAGAGCTGTACGAGTCCATTCGCCACCGGGAAGTAGCATCGTCTCAGATTCGAGGTCTTGTATTTTCTGGTTGAGTTTCTTCATCAAATCTTGACGCTCATCAGAATCTCTTGCGTTGCGCTGAAGGTCTTTATAGATGCGCTGGAAGTTTTCTATCTGAGCTTGAGACTTTCGAATCTTTTCTTCGCGCTCTTCGATTAATTCTCGAACATCTACGCCTTCTTCGTCAGAAGCTTTTTCGGCGGCCGCATTGTAAAGACCTTGATACTTAATATAAGTAAGTCTGTCGAAGTAATCTTCTACGGCCCAGTTTTTTTGAACTCTATCCGGTATCCAATCGTTTGTATCACCAAAGGCGGCTCGGTAAGCTACACCGACTCCAGCGCCAATAAGAGCGCCGACGCCCTTCTTCTTTTCGAAGAAACGCGCGACTTCCCAGCCAACGTTAGCCATAGAAGTAGCTTCATCTAAATAAGAGTTTCCTCCTGTAAGAGTATGACCTATAGAAGCAATCGCAGTACCGAAGCGCGCCCAACTCATCGTATTTCTATCAGAAGCACCGATAATCTTAGAAAGAGCAGCGCCAATAAAAGCTCCTCTATCTGAGAGAAGATATCCCATGGTTAAGAAACGCTTATTTCCTTTAGAAAGTCCAGAAATATCTTCTAGATAACGAGTGCCTTCTAAAATAACAGTATTTATAACAGACCTGTCATGGAACGCTCTCTCAATCGCGGGGAGAAGCATCGTGTCAATAGGATGCTCCCATGATTGATAAGGAGTTCCGTATACTTGTTCAGCCTTATAAGATTCAAGAGGAGAACGAATACGAAGGAACTGGTCAGACAACCAAGGAACATCAAAGTGTCCTACTATTTCAGATGTCCATGCGAGAGCGTGTTGAATAGGACCTTTGTGAGCGATGGTAGCGGCGGCAGAAGTGTCTCCCTTACGAATGGTAGCGTCGCCATTGTCTATCATCTGCTGAGCAATAGAATCGCCATTGACAAATACAGCGGCGTCTATAGAGCGAACAGAGTCCTTGTTGTTTCTATCAGCGCCATCATCAACGGCAACCGTTACTTCCATACCAGGCTGGATATACTGTCCAAGAACTTGTTGCATGGACTGTTTGTCATTGCCTCTAACGGAAGCTCCTGCTATTTTATATATCGTGTTACCGGAACGGAAACGACCGTATCCAAGAACTTCGGAGACGACTACCTTATTGTAGTCAAGTCCGCGACCGACGACTTTATAATCATAGAAGTCGTGCTTTTTCCCTTGCTGATTAACTCGGTCACGAATTTCCTGCATCTGTTGTATAAGGTCTGGGTCAGTTACGGTTTTCTTCGCGATGTCTCTCCATATACGATATTCAGGAGAGAATGGGGCAATATCCGCAAGAATTTTCATGCGGTCGAAGGCACCATATCCATCATTCGCGTATTGGTCTGGATGAAGTTCGTTAAGGGCCTCGTATCCCTTACCGGGTAGTCTTGCCTCACCTAAAGGAGTCATTGAAATACTATCCCCATATTTGAAGCGCTCAGGAAGCCAGTCTGGCATGTTGTTCATCAGAGGAGAGACACGGGCATTACGTCTAAAGTCTGGAATGAAACGACGAATAATTTCCATCGTACTTCCGCCCGCGCCACCGAGGTTCAAATCCCAGAAGGTACGAGAGAAAGAAGTTATATCTTGTCCGGTAGGAACACGTTTCCAGTTATCTACACCGAAGCCTGTTGCGGCGCCAATCCCGTAACCGTAGATGCCGCCGATAAGACGGAAAGACGTAGCTGCGTTCTGAATGAAGCCAGCACCCTTAGAAGAATTAATTAACTGTGTAACAGTGTCGGGGTCATTGATAAGTTCAAGAGAGTTAACAGGACGATAGTTGCGTAGTTTATCTCCCGAGACGAGAACTTCATCCGCGTCCACTTCATATGGAGATACGGCCTTCGTAACTTTCATTTTCGTCTGCCAGTTAAGACGACGAATAACGTTACGAGGGTCAAGCGCATCTACGAGGTTCTCTAGGTCATGAGTATCTGCGTTGGAGCCGAAGAGATGGTCATGATTCGTAAGACGTCGATACTCAAGAGTGTCTTCTACTGAAAGATTCGTTACGTGATTATCTTTTTCTCCGATATCTTGTACCGCGACTTTTCCATCTGGAGTTTCTACGATACGCATAGAAGGAAGAACTTCGGGGCCGCCGAAGAACTTCGCATCTATCTCTCTTCGGAGAGAAGTAGAAGGCTGGTCATTCACCGCGTTAAGGACTTGCGCGAGAGAAATGCCGCCGCCGTTGATAACGTTAAGGCCACCATCACCAAGCTCAGGAGAATACACTCCGTATGTCCCAGAACCATAGTTGACAAGAGCTCCTTGTTTAAAGGTTGTGCCTCCGACACGAGTATCTTCTGTAGGAGCGTAGTATTCATTAAGAAGAGAAGGAGAGAAATCATCGTTAAGAATCTTCATGTAGTTACGATGACCGATGTCTCTAGCCTTCTGACGTATTTCCATATTAATCGCGTGGAGTAAGGCTTTGGGGTCTATACCGTTTATGTTGCGATAATCAAAACCGAGGAAAGTATTGAGAGACTTCTGAGGTTTAATTATATCTCCGATAGTAGGATTGAGAATTGCACCCCAGGGAGTACCGTCAGCCCAAATATGACCGGAAAGTTCATAAGGTCTATCGTCTTTATGTTTCTCTTCTAGCCAGTATGGGTCAAGTATACCAGCAATAGGAGAGAGGGGATTAAGAGGAGTAGGAATAAGAGAATGCGACCACTTGTCCCAGTAACCATCATAGAGAGATTTGTCTTTGTAATCTGACTGAATGCGACGAACCCAAGAAGGAGTCCAATATTGGATTTCGCCGCCGCGAGCTTCGTTAACGCCACCAAACGTCCACCAAGCACCCTTACGTACTGGGTCATAACCATGAGCATAATACTCTTTCTGTTCTTCAAAAGAACGAAAGTCATTATGTTCTCCCCAATACTGCATGATGGGGTTAATTTGTTTCTCTTCTTTTAACCAATCCGTGATTCCGAAAGTATCAAAAGTCTTTCGAATGGCAAGGTCAACATTAGCTACGCCTTGAGCAGCGGCGCCAGAAATAGATTGTCCGGTGAGTTCTTCAGAAGTATCGTCGGCCCACTCTAGCTGAGTTCCGATAAACACAGCGGGCGCGACTCTCTTGAGCACGATGCTCTTCCACATCTGTCCAATAGAACCCATGCTATCTGAAGAAAAGCCTAGGCCAAGGTGTGAATTGATTTCATCAGAGAGACGGGACGTTAAGAAGTACGGAGCCATCGTATACTCCGTTACATCTTCCATGTTGTTTCTTCCCGCGAAGAGTGTTTTACCTAGAAGCTTAGCATCAGCCTTAAACTTCGTCCAATCATTCATCTTCGCAAGCCACTCAAGAGGGTCAAGAGTGGGCGCGTTTCTAACCGTTATCCAACGATTATATTTAAGAGGGTTTCCTATCTCATCAGCTTCAACATAGTGTTGAGTGAACGCGTCGAGCTGTTCGGACTTCATCTGTTTAAGAACACGATGAAGCTCTTTCGCCATGGGGTCATCAGATTGGAAGGCGTATTGATAAAGCTCTGCTTCTTTTCCTACGTCTTCTTCGTCTAGAAGGTCAGTTAATTCTCCCTCTGCCGTTGAATGTTTAACGCGAGCTATTTTCTCTACACGAGAGAGGTGCATGAGACGTTCGACTTCTGCTAGGTCTCTTCTGCTGAGGCCCGCGTTACCCATCTTATCTAGAACAGATTGGAAACTTTCCGCATCTTGAAGAGATTGCTTCGCGAGTTCGGCGCGCGCCTCGGCCTCTTGATTTAACCTGATATTCCCATTCTCATCTAATTGGAAGAGGTCAAACGTTTCATCCCAAGCCTTCTTCTTATTCGCTTCGTATTCTTCTACAGAACCGAATGCTTCACGCATCATAGCTTCTTTGGAAATCTCTTTACGCAGAGAATCTTCAAATGTAGCCATTTCATTGGAATAAGAAGTTTTAAATGGGTCTAAATAGCCAGAGCCGATATGAACACGTTCTCTAGAAACTTGTTGTGTGATAGAATTAAGAGCGTAGTCTCTATTGCGCTCAACGTCTTGCAACATATTCGCAAGTTTAGAATTATGGAACGCGAAATCTTTATCTGTCTGGAATCTAGAAAGAATGTTTTCTAGGTTAGTTTCTTGGAGAACATCAAGAAGTTTAAGAGAGCCGGCATTCGTGAATGTAGAAGATAACTTTCTAGCGGTATCGCGCGAAAATTCGTACGTCGTAGAATCCATGAATTCTCGCAACGTAGTAGCTCTATCTACGTATTCAAATGGACTATTCGCGATTTTATGACCGGAGACAACACTATCTATTATGTTGCCAATATAATTGTTGTCTTGGTACTTATCCGTGAAAGTCTTTATAAGTTCAGAAGGAGTCTTGCCAGAGAAAGACTCTCTGTCTTGGAATAAATCAAACGTTCTGAAGAACCAGTTGTCAGATATCTTGCGCCGAGTATCGCCAGCCATCTGTCTAATTATATTGGCTCTAGTACCATGTTCTCCGGAAGCTAGGTGAGTAGAAATGCCGCGAAGCTCTTCCACTTCTTTTAATTCTCCACCTTCGTATCTATACATCTTATCATAGATACGATACATGGTAGAGTCTACACGAGATTGTCCTTGATTTTCTTTTCTATTCGTAAGAGCTGCGAGAATTGGGTCGCCAGTTCCTTGTAGAATTTGTAGGAATTGAGGGGCGCGGCGAGAATATTCGACATCTCGCATACGAAGAATCTTACCGGGAAGTGTATTCGCCGCGAGTTTAACGAGTTTATCAAAGAAAAACTGTCTGCCTTCAGAAGAATAGAACTTTCCGAACGCATCAACTCGAAGAGTCTGGTCCGGAGTAACGTTCATGAAACGCTTCGCAAAATCAGTTCCATGTTGAGCATCGTGCTTCTCGAAGTGAGCCTTCATTTTACGAAGGCCTTCGATTGGGTCGAAGTTCTTCTTTCGAGAAGCGCCATAATTAAATGTTCTAGAAAACTTATCTTCATTCTTAAGAATCTCTTCTACAGTTGCGGCGCGGTCTCCGCCAGAAGCGACATCGTATAACTTAGATAGGAACTTCTCTCTATTCGTTCTTCCGCGTGTACCAAATTTTCGTTCGAGTTCTTCTATGTCTCCGAACTTCTTACGAATTTGGTCATAGACTTTTCGTTGTTCATCTCTGAATTGACCGTAAGCTTTTTTATCTACGCGATTGCGCATCTTCTGCGCGAGTATCACCGCAGAAGGAGAATTATTTAGACCTAATTCTCTTGTGACTCTATAGACTACTGAGTCTCTCTCTATAACTGGAGCAATACGATTAATAAACTCTTCGTGTCTACGGATTTCATTTTTGTCAAGACCAAAATGCTGCGCCATTTTAGAGAGGTCTTCTCTGGCCGGATTAATATATCTTTGTTGGCGCCAAGCTTGTCCTACCCATTGAGAATAATTAGACTGTCTTGCTCCATACATCATCTGGGAAGTGCCGAAGAAAGAACGGTTATCAGACCAGTCTATTCTGAACGGATGTTCTTTTAAGTCCTTAAATGTAGACTTTGCGTTTTTGACGACGTCATCTCCAGCGCGAAGAACATCGGATATGGTCCATTCTCGTAAGTCTTTCGACGGCATATTGCGAGACATACCGCGCGAGAATCTGGACAGGAAGTTAAGACCTCTATCTATGTAAGGACCATATCCAACGCGATAAGCTAAAGAGGTGCCCATCGCGACAGTTCCGGCAATGCCAATGCCCCATATAAGACCATTAGAAAGACCAGCTTGTTCTTGCTGTGTTCTTTCAAGCCACTCATTGCGTCGTTTCGTAAATTCTTGGTCCGACATCGCCATTGGCATCACCTCTTATTAATAAAAAAGACCGGAGAGTTTCCGGTCTGAATTACTCACCTTTAACTCGGAGAGCAGGAGATTTATCTACGCCTGCTTGTGCTAGGCCGTCTATTCCGTTTACCATTGCGTCATCTTGAAGTCCTGCGAACTCGGGGAACTTCTTAACGAACTCTTGGTATTCTTTCATTTTTTCTGGAGTTAGCTTATCATTTTTATTGCCGCCTCGAATTGTCTCTTTCTTTTTTGGAACTGGAGGAGGCGTTGCGATAGGTTGCTCGTTGTTCTGGATGTTACCGAATTCACCGCGAGCTTCAATAGTCGGAAGACCACGAAGTTGATGGAGAACCCATTCGGCGCGCGAAAGGTATTTCGTCGTCTTTTCTACATCCCAACGCTCAATATCTTCGATATCGAGACCGGGGAAAGCTTCCGAGATAATACATGTAATCTGATTATCCAAGTCAAGCATCTCTGCTCTGTAAAACTCGGTAAGATTTCTGCGACGTTCAAGAGAATCTAAGAAAGATTGCTTAATAATCTCTTTCGCGAATTCAGAAGGAATTCCGGCTGGAAGGTCATCCCAGGAATAATTGTCCGGGTCTGGATAAAGAAGACACTGAGAGCAAATCATCTCTTCTTTTTGGAGAGAAGAAAACTGAGGGTCATCTAGAATATCTCGATATTCGGCGCGCCCGATTGCTCGATAAATATACGTCTCATCCATAATCTTGACAATGAAGACGTTACGATAACGGTTACAGAAGTCCAGATAGAGCTGTGTATAATCTACAAGGGTGGGGTCTTTCGAATTAGAGAGCTGCGTCGACATCAGAGTTCCTCAGTCGGCATAAGCACTCCAAATCCGCTGTGAGCCATAATCTCCTGTGAAAGATTGTCCGAAAGTCCGGCGCTCTCCTCAAGAAGAATATCGATATGAGGAGGGAAGAGAACACAAGTTGTGCAAACTCCATCCTGACGCTTCTGCATACGCTGAGAGAGCTTCACTGGGTCCTGAGACTCTTCAGGAAGGAGCTCTGTCTTATCCATAAGAGCAATGTACTCAGAACGCTTAATCCGACGATAAATGATATCTTCAGAACCATCAGAGGTCTTGAAGATTTTACCGTATTGCTTCTTCCAGGAGCTGATATCCTCCTTCGTGTAAGTGAGCTTTTCTTTTTCTTTTGCCATAGTATATTCTCCTTGTTTATTTACCGAGCGAGAGTCTTGAAGTCTTTCGCTACAAATTGATATACTTCTGTCTGAGGCGTAGGATTAGAAGTAGAGGCGCCCGACTGACAGTTAATTATTCTAACTTCTTGAAGAACGACATGAACTTCGTTAGAGTTATAATCTGTAGGTTTGCCGTAGACGATATCTATATCAAACGTTTGAGGCCACATTTCTTTTGACCGTGTTCCTGAGATTTCTCCTTTATAGAACTTATCTACTTCTCCTTTTCGTTCTCCAAGGATTCTATCATGAACTGGAACGTCATAAGCTGACATGTTTAAGACGGACGCTTCTTTCACCTGTTGAAGAATCTTAAATAAATAATTCGGATTTGTGAAGCGTATCGCGAAGTTACCATAGACGATACGAGAGCCGATAGATATCTCGTCGAACGTATAAGAATTAAATCCGAATATCGGCATATTCTGTTGAGTAACAGACCACTCTATATCGCAGATGTCTTCAACATACCTATTACCAAGATAAACCTCCGCATCTATTGACGAATAATAACGTTTAAGGCGGCTGCCGATTTCTTCTACGCCACCTTCTTTTTTCTGTCTGTCATATCCTACCGCGAAAGGTGTATATATCGGAGTGTGATTAAGCTCTTGAGCTTTAGGGTAGTATATCTTAGCCATGGGTCACGACCTCGAAAAGTATGTTATTGGAGTAGTATTCTTTCTTCTGTGTGTTGAACACAATAAAGCCGGAGTTCTGATATGTATTAGTGTCTATGCAGTACATAAGAATAAGGTCGGTACCGAGAAGAGAAATTGTTTGGGCATAAGATTGAGATGAAGGAAGGAACTCTAAAGTAGGCTCATCTCTGTCTACATTATATCTCTCTACACAAAGAACGTAGTTGTCTTGTTTGGGCGGAAACACAAGTCTGTTCTCATTATAATAGAATAACGGTTTATCAAGGTTGAAGAAGTTCTGATTCACGGAATTTCTATTGAATCTGTCGTTCGCTATAAAAAAGAGAAACTCTCCTTGCTCCCTTAGAAGTTCAACATCTCGACAAGTATCAATAAGAAGAGAACGAGGAAGAGACCAAATAGAAGTGAGAGGGTCATTTTTAAGAGCGAGAATAATAGAAGAAATAGAAGAGAAGTAAGAGCCCGATCCAAACTGTATTTCAAAGTTCTTTAAGAACGTACTCGTATAGTTATTAACGTTGATTAGCTCTCTTATGGAGTGATACTCATTCATGTTTCGAAGAGGATTATAGCGTCCAAACTCAGAAACGATATTTCCTTTTTCGTCTTCTACGTACATTATGATTTCGTCTGATATACATTCTTTTGCGCAGCCAATAATAAGTTGGCCGCCAGTTATTTCATATCTCTTCATGAACGTTTCGTCATCAAACTGGTCTAATTCTTTTATAGAAAGATAGAACGGTTTCTTAAAAGCTTCTAGCTTATTCCAGAGAGGAATTGTTATCCTAAGGTTTGTAAGTTCATCTGGTATAGCCGTAGGATAGGGAATAAGAAGTTTATTGGATGGATTCTTAATAGTCTCTTCAATAATTCTTTCTTTATCCTCAGAAGATATTTCTACGTCATCGACATCAATAGAAATATCGGCGCGAATCTCTTCTTCTCTTTTATTGAGTTCATTCTGAATTGACCATAGATATGAAGAACCAGCATCATTAAACTGATAATGTATATAAGAGCATACTAACTCTGCTTCAGAATACAGTTCAATAGAATATAAAGAATTAGGCGCAAATAGAATATCAGCTTCATCGATAAAAGAACGATAAGGTTTCTTTTTAAGTTCATTATCTTCTTTTATAAGTTGATATACCTCTATGTTCGTTATGTGAGAAGGAAGCTTAATTTTTATTTTAGGACCATAATACAACTGACAGTCTCCGATAGCGTCGTGATTAGCTACAGAGGCCCTCGCATTTTCATATCTTTCAGCTGTCGCGATAGTCTGTACCCAAGCCTTAAGTTCAAATTCTTGTATGTTCTTAACTTTCTTATATTCATATACAAGAGCTTCTACGTATGAACGGGAAATATCTTCGACAAGCTGCGTTTTATCTTTGATATAATTTAGGTTAACTGGAGAATTAATATGAGAGAGAATCTTTTCTATCGTCTCTTCATCTTTGTCGAGAGGAATATAAACCTGGATTGGCGCGCCATCCTTTATGTAAAACTCATAGAGCCCCTTACCTTCAGGGAAAAGTTTTAGGGTAACGTACGGAGACGTTAGAACTTGTTCATGAATATGGTCATCACCATACTTATTATAATAGATTCTATCGATGCCAATATAAAAGGCGTTGACAAACAAATAGACGCCATTTCTATTCTGACTTAGATAAGTAATCGGGGTTAAGCATTCGTTTGTAATATTCTACGCCTCCTTCTTGGAAAACTTCTCGTTAACTTGTTTCTTATAAGATTTCCATTCTGCTTGATTCTCTTGCTTCTGTTGTCTGTACTGTTGTTTGGAAAGCTGTTTGTTCTTATAGGCTTGCTCTAGTCTCTGTTGTTTAAGGTTATACTCGTTATTCATATACTCTTCAAGTTGCTTTTTCGTAGCGTCGCTCTTGAGCATAAGTTCGCCGAACCTACCATAAGTCTGTTGAGAATCTTTCCAAACCTCTTTTTTGTAGTCTTCTTTCGGTTTTTCTACGTCAGTCGTAGTTTGGTCTATCTCTCCACGATTAAGTTCATTAACTGTATCTTGCTGTCTGGTTTGCTGAAGATTCTTGCGCTTTTGGCCGCCCCTATTAGAACTGGTAGAAGCAGACATATAATCTATATCCATAGCGTAGAACTGATACGTATTTTCTGTGTACATATCATTGATAGACATAACCTGACCTTCGTTAACGAATGTTACTCCGTATAACGCAAGGCGGCTTTTAGAACCATATTCGTTAGCCATCGCTATCGTTATATTAATTGGAAGCATCTCATCCGTAAGAACGTGCGCGTCAGACTTAATATTCTCTAAGTATTCTCCGAGAAGTTTATGAGTCCAGTGTCGGTCGAAAACCGTGAAGATTATAGTGCCAGCAATCGTTCTGTTGCCGAAGACATATCCCTTAGGGTTCATATTGCCAAGAACTCGTACCGGCATTTTCTCATTGTGAACGGAATAAGATATAGTCTGTACTGAACCAACGACGGAAGAAATCGAGCCGCCCGTTCTCGTCGGTATCTCGAAAACACAAACCATATCATGTCCAGAATAAGAAGTATAAGTTCTAACATAATCAGAGGATATACTTTTGCCAAGATTGGTATTCTCTGAACTATCTATATTGCTATATTCATGCGTTCTTTGTTCTCTTGAGTAAGAGGAGCGGCCGCGACTGGCTCGTCTCTTTCCATATTCTACTATGTTAATAAGTACCGCCCCTTTATAAAAAAAATAAGAGTATCAAGACTATCTGTTTCGACAGTCTCAATACTCTTATTACGCTGTTTTTTACAGCTTACTTCTCGTTGGGACCCGACTTCTCAGTGAGCGTATCGGAGCGATCAACTGGCTTCATGAAGCCGACGCGACGAGCAACGAACGTGCAAGCCTTCTCCGAAACGACATTGTCAATAGAGAATCCAGTAGACTCATTGAGAATCTCAACGGCGTAGATAACGACAACAGCCTTTTGTCCATACTCATTCGCAAACGAAATCGTGATGTTGAACGGCGGAACTTCGTCATCATACTCCGGAGTAGCAGCATTAGAAATATTCTTCGTAATCGTCGAAGCATTCTGAGCTGCTGCATCAGATGAGCCGGAATCTGTACCGGAAACGGCCAGGTCCGTCATCTGCTTATCCCATTCATCAATGGAAATGCGCGAGAACTCGTTGACGTTATCGTTACCGATGCGATGGAACGTCTTCTCACGCTTAATGTGGTCTTGCATGGCATCAATCAGTGCGTCACGGTCGAATACCGTGAAGACGAGTGTGCCTGCAATACCGCGCTTCATTTGTTGTTAACAAATAGACTATATCTTAGCCTTATCGGCTTCCTATACTTCCTCCTTAGTTATAAGGAGTACTCCCTCAGAACAATGTCTGTTCGGGATAGTCGTTGAGGTTTTAACCTGCTGATTGCCCTTTATGGTGTCCCAGCATATCTTAGGATTGTTTGTTCAACTCAGTGGTTACACTGAGGAGAGGCAAGCTATTCACCTCTCGAGAAGGAACGAGGCTCAGGGGAGCCAAGCGTATAGCTTAATGGACTATGCCTTTACGAGCAAGTGCTCGATGCTCTGCATATTAGCGATTCGGATGAATATGGAGTTGATAGTATTTCTTTTGTCCCTTATTGTGAAATACCGGAGTAGTTCCGAAGGACAAAAGAGATTGAAGCTTCTTAGCTACTTCTAAAGTTCTGTCTGACGGAAGATTAAATAATATTTCGGTGTCTTTAATATAACCATTGGCAGCCGAAATTAATTCTTCGTCAGAACATTGTTTAGAAGAAAGAAGATTAAGTTTACCTATTATGTTCATCTTTATCCTTTACGCCTAGTCAAAACTAAACTGGAAATATCGCTAGGGCCTTGAGGCCGAGTCTCTACGGGCATTGGTTATTAACCTTACCCTCGGCGTTGGGTGCTACCGTTCACCGATTTGAGCAGAGTTTAATGCCGACCTATACGTTAATCGGCGCTTTTTCCTTGTCTTTAATGTGAATTAATCATTCACACTCTTCTTTCGAAGCTCATCTTTTAATGATGAGAGGAGACTATTTCTTCCTCTTATTTTTAAGAGACAACCTACATCGGAGAGTTTTCTCTCCTACTTGGTGTTACAACCAATAGTCGTTTGACCCGTGTATCACGGGGGAACCTAAACATCCCTTGTTGGGATTCGGAAGCTTTTGGCCGCCGAATCATCCTCTTTCGAGGCTCTTAAGGAGTTACTAGGTTTCAGGTTGGGTCCCTGCCTTATTTCTAAGACAGCGGAGAATGAATTAACGCTTGAATTTTTCGAGCGTTAAAATTCTCTTTGTACTGAGTACGTAATGGCCTGCAACTCGCCGATAACGACGTTACCGAACGTGCAGACGATATCGCAGCCCGAGAAGGAAGTGTAAGTACGAGTATATTCTGAACTAGTAGACATCTATTAATCTAACCTCCTTTAACCGACAGCGCTCGAGGCAGAAATAGTGTCTACCATCTTAATCGTGTTTCTGACCTCGCGGATTTCGTAGATTGGAACAATCTGATACGTAACCTCGATGTAGGACAGTTTCTGGATGGAGACGTCCAGGTTCATCTTGAACTCATACTGCTCAATGAGGGTACCCTTAATCTTGTCAAGAGCAGCCTTAAGCTCTGTGTTAAGAGCGTTTCTATTCGCAGCATGATTCTCCTTACCGATGAACGGTTCGGCGGCGGCGCGAATGAGCTCCTCAACGGCGCCGACAATACGAGTCGTAGAGAGGCGACGGAAGACCGATTCGGACGGAGCCATCGTGATACCATCGGTTACGACGATACCCTTCGTGAACGACTTCTTGAACGTGACAACGCCTGCCGTCGTGAGGCGAGCAAGCTGGCTGTTCGTGAGCTGATAATCAATGGACGGAAGCTCGATGGTCTGGCCGGTCGAGGACTGGTCAATCGGAAGCTTCGAAACCATTGCAGCATAGCCTGGGGCGCCAGTCGACGTGTACGTATACGTCGAGGTCTGCATTGTAACGGGATACTGTCCAACAACGAGAGAGACCATGCGTCCAATCGGATACGGAAGAGCGTTGGAGTCAAGCATGTTACGACCAATAGCCGTCTTGGCGTAGAGGTCGAAGTCACGCTGGAGAATCTTCTCAACCTTGTTCGCGACAGAGGTAATACCCGTCGAAACAAGACGTTGCGTGCCCATAACACCATGGGTCGGAGCCGTCTTCAGTTCCGTGTACTGGCAATGCTGTGCGAGCTGGCGAAGGAAGTTATCCGTCGTACGATACGGAATGTAGAGGGAGTAATCATACGTACCCTCACGGTCCTCAAGTTCAACAACCTCAGTAGACGAGGAAATCGTCTTCGTCTGGTCAGGATAGTTAACCGTGACCATATCGTCAGGAAGCCAGTTGCCGTTATTCGGAGGAGTCGACGGCGGGCTACCCTGGATGTACTGTTGGTCAGCTGTGGCAACCTCAGAGAATTTCTTCGTCTCAGTATGAGCCAGAACATGAACCGTGCCGGACACACCAGCGAAAGCGAACTTGGCTTTCTCGGCGGAGGTGACGAAGTCATCCTTCTCAATAGAGCCATCAGTCGTCAGCTTCACGGAGAAGAGGCGGCCGAAAATTGGATGTGAGTTGAGCATCTCAGCGAGCTCAGAGACCGTCGTCGTATCGAACATGTTCGAACGAATCTTAATTTCATTAACATAACCCGGCGTCGAGATGTTCTCCGCGACAACCGTGAACTTGTCTTCTGCCGTCGAAAGAATAGAGGTGAGGTCACCGACATTCTTAATCGGCGAAGCCGAAACGTCGTAGACGAAGATGTTGTCGACAATAGAGGCGAGTACATAATGTTTAGAACCATAATCCGTAGCGACAGCTGCGACAAGCTTGCCAGCGTTGTTAACCTTCTTAAGCTCGTGGTTAACGATAAGAATATCACCGATGAGGGAGTTGCCAGCCTTCTCAAGCTTCTTGTCTCCGACACGGTAAATTTCATCATCAATCGCTACGAGAGTACCATTAGCATAGTCCTCGGCTTTAACCTTATCCTTATCGGCAAGAGAAACACCGCCGATAACCTTGAAGACCTTGTCCTGGAAGATATCGTCCGTCTTAATGGCGGTATCATTTGAGGAATCCTCAAAGCTAATCTTATACTTGGTAGCATGCTCAAGGCCATGTTTGTCAACCTTAGCCTTAATGGAAAAGTCGCCGTTAAGGATATTCTTATCCTTCGCGACAACGATACGGAAGTCCTTGGCACGCGGAAGCTTGCCGACAATCGTATCTTCAGCGTTAACACCCGTCAGAACACGATACTTAATGTTCGCATCCTGAAGCATGGAATAAATACCGTCTTCAATCGTCTGAATACGGTTAACATCCTTAGAGTCCGTCTCCTTAATACGAGGAGCGCGCTCAACACCATGGCTGTCTACACGACGAATAGCCTGAGCCGTAATCGCGAAGCCGGAACCGAGGCGTTTGTAAATCTCAAACTCGTTGAGGTCGATTTCCTCGTAGTCCTCGTCGTTCGGAATGAAGACACGGTCTGTGAGGTCTTCCGTGTTAAGGAAGTCCCAATCCTCAAGCATAACGACGCCAGCACCCTTAATGCGCTCACGGAGATTCGACATCGAGACGTCGTAAATCGGAAGCGGCTGGGTAACGTCCGTATTATACTGAAGAACATTGAAGTACTTGCCGGTGTAATCCTTATACGGAGCGTTCGTCGTACCAGCGACGAGGTCGGTCTTCGTAAGGCGGAAGTCCTTCTTCGTTACGATGTTTGCCTTGTCATTAGTATGCGAACGACCAATGAAGTAAACACCAGGATAGAGAGAACCGATTCGAAGGTCATAAACCTCCGTGGAAAGAGTGACGTCATTGCCGTCCTTATCGACGATGGACAGCTTCAGTGCATTGTTGAATGTATTGCGATTGAAGAGATTAATCAGGTCAGTCAGACGTGTCTCAGCAGTGAGACCATTGTCTGCGGCGAGGTTAATCGACGTCTTCATCATCGTTCCAGAAGCAGTCGTCAGGCCGCGACGCTTCTCAGCAATCGTAGCGCGGGACGAGGGCTTGTAGAACGTAATCTTCTCTGCACCTGCTCTGTCATCATAGAGCATGTAGCACTCTTTGCCCTGATTCGACGGGAACTGAGACGATACGCGGAGGCGATACCCCGTCTCAATCTTGAAGTCGAAATCTTTGTACATTTCTCGGCCGCCGATACGCACACAGTAAATAGTGCGGCATCCACGAGCCCAGGCATCTTGTACACCAGCAACCAGTGTAGCCTCCTGACGACGCAACGAAGAGTAAGCCTCTCCGAACACGTAGACAGCATGCTCAACTGAGTATACTGGCGTAATCTGACCGACAGGCCCATTGAAGGCTGTGCCGATAATGACTACTGAATCCGTGGTCCCGAAGAGTGAGCTGTCGTAGCCGTAGGAGTAGTCGGCCTCGACCTGCGTAATTACTCCAGGGAGGTGGATTTCGTCATCAAAAACGCCCAATACTGTTCCTCCTTTGTAAAATAGAATATATTATAATATATTTTATCGACGTGGAAAATCGACAAAGTTCTAACGAACCGCGATATTTTCGATTTCCGTATGGTATCTATTGAACACCTTGTCGATTTTAACGTTGTATCTGAGACTTCGTACTGAACATTTCTGTCTGTACTGGTCTAGGTTTCTATCGGTGAATCTTCCAGAAAAGAGAATCTTCTTAACTCCATTTTTCATGAAGTGGTCAGTATACGTAAAGATGATATCCTCTAAGTCTATCATCGTTCTCTGAGCCTGTTCATATCCCGGAGCAAGAATATCGAATTGAACTTCGTAGTCGAACCATTGTCCATACTCATCTTTAAACCTCTGAGAAATTTTATTATTCGGAGAGGGAGTAAGATTCTCTCGCAGGCCGACCTCCCTAACCCGGGGAGTAATTTCCATTGTCGGACTACAAGAGACTATTTTGAAGAAAATATACGGATGTTTAAGTTCTTCTACTTGGTCTACCTGAAGACGAATGCCTTCATCAGGCTTAAACTCGACGTGTTGCTTCTTGAGAGCCTTCGTTACGAGAGTTGATAACATCACGATGAAATCATCTATCGTGGCGGACTTCTCAGAAGTAAGACGCTCAGATTTCTTTTCGGAAGGTTTATTGAGTATATTAAAGTTGTTCTTCTCTTTTTCTGAGAGAAGGAATTCAAGTTCTCTAGCGCTCATACTATAATTCTATCTCCAGATTTAAAGAGCAAACTTCTAAACAGTTTATAGGATAAAGGGAAAGGCGCGCGACGAGCTGAACTGCGGCCGGACCATCCTTAAACGCTTCTATAGAATCTATGTTATAATCTCGTAGGGTGTAGCCAACAAGAGAAGAGAGATATTGGTCTAGCTTTTGGTTTAAAAGAAGCTTCTGATACTCAGAATAGAACCTACCCTTAAATTCTTGAAAGTCTATTTCTCTTTTAAGAGCCTTTATGATTCTATCTATGAACACTACTTTTTCGGGAGTAGTATCCTGAGATAGATTAACGAGATTCTCTATCGTAGTTTCTCTTGTAACGTTGTCTCTGAAGTAAGCGATATCTTCTGGATTATCCCATGGGTCTATATGAAAGACTGTATCATTAAATGGATAGTGAGGATATTCATTCAAGTCGCTTATTACCAGGGAGGCCGCAAGTTCCACGTTGGCGAACTTATTTCCCTTGAGATTATTCATAACGAAGATGATATTGTTAAGTTTCGCGCGCCCGGAACAATGAGACAAGAAAGTTTTCTTGATGGAGCGCATATCATCTAAGTAAGCGTCAATGTCTTCATAGAGAGAAGCGTGTTTATCCGTTACGATGAACGTAGAATTGTTCGAAGAAGAAATATATCCAAGGAAGTACGCGAAGAAATTATGTATTCTCTTATGAGAATCCAGAACATCATGAAACGTATCCGAAAGATAAAGAGAAGAGAAGACGACATACGCGAAGTCATTATCTTTTAGAGTATCAAGAATATCGAAGTAATCAGAGTCTTTCTGAATGTTCATCAAGAAAATATCGGTTACTCCCGCTTCGCTCGCTCTTAGATAAGCATCTACAAGGTCGCCGCCTTTATAATTCTTTTTTACTTCTTCTTCATCATAAGCAAGAACGATTTCTTTCGGCGCCCAATTTTTTTTCGCTTTTCCGATGATAAGCAAGGTTTTATTTTTGTTGACGAGTATGTCTTCAGCCATCTGTTACCCCTGCTTTCTCGAAGAGTTTAAGAAGAGTGGCGCGAAAAATATCTTTGTTCATCTTATAAGGAGCTGTTTCTATTCTCCAGTAGACTATCTTCTGTTGGTCAGAACGCTCATAAAAGACATCCTCTACAACGTCTATATCTACACCGTCTACGATAATATCTCGAGGTTTAATAGGAGTCTTATCATAAGTATAGTAAGTCGTTACGATATCTTTTTCCGAGAACCCGACTCCTTCACCTCTGAACGAGAGATTCAGGTGATTCTGGTGTGCGCCCTTAACTCTGAAGAGAGCTATCTTATGTCCGGTACCAAGACAACGAAGACAATCTTTTTTAGGTTGTTTCGTTACGTGATTAACACAAGGACATATCTCTTCTTCTAGACAAATTATCCAGAAGGGATGAGAGAATAGTGTTATCGGCTTCTTGACGTTATCATCAAACCAGTGAGATATTTAACTCACCGCCTTATGAGAACATCGGCACTTGCCGCGAAATGTCATTAAGGATATTGTCCACCGTAGTCTGTGCGACTTCAGAGTTCTCAGACATATTAATGCCGACGCGTGTAGCTTTCGGTTTCGCGCGACCTTCGTTGAAGTAACCTCTAATCGCATCTTGCCATTTAAGAAGTTCTTTCGCGAGGTCCGCGAGAAGGTTCTTAAAGGCCCCACTATTAAGAGAGTCTTGGAAGGTGGCAACGTCAAGAGTATATTTGGCGCCGGCGCCCGAATAAGTTCTTTCCATATACCCTTTAAGGATACAATCCATAGTCGCTTTTACTCTCGTAAACTGCTCTACAGAGAACTTAATCTTTCCATCGTCATCAGTTACTTCTACACCTTGAACCTGAGCTATATAATCAGCGTATTTAGAAGCTTCTCTTATATAAGAGAGCATATTCTCTTCAGGAATCTTAAACGCATCTACTATCATCTTAAGAGAATTAAGAGAGCAGTAGAGGGGCGAATAAGGCATCCTGAATGTCGCACTAATATTATCAAGAGGTTTACCGTCTAGAGTTTTAAGCCCTTTAATCGTAACGTAGTAACGATAGTTAGCTTTTAAGGCAGGGTCTGTACCAACGGTTATAACCTTCGCGTCTGGCGACAGAGAAAGAACTCCTTTGGCTTTTTCTTTCATCAGAACTCCTCCCGCCAAACTTCTACGGTCGCGTTAGTGTCATCTACTTGTCCAGAACAGATAAATGTAAGATATTGAGGAAGGTCATTAAAGATTAGCTGCTCGGGCTCAATCTTAACAGGAGGCTCGGGCGGCGGATTCTTTTCTTTCTCATCTTTTTCTTTTATCTGTTTCGTATAATCTACGATAGTTGGGAGCTCTGGACGTTCTGTCTCAGGTTCGTTCTCTAGAATTGTAGGGTCTTTTGGCTGTTTAGAAGATTTTATCGTGAAAGAAATTACTTCAGACCAAGGACCATATTGGTCGTTATCTTCAACACGCATTCGTATGAAGAACTGTCCCAACGAAAATTCGTTGAACACCATTTCATAGTTCTCACTATCTACGTCGACGTAAGTCTCAATAGCTTGATTAATGAAGGCTTGGTCTTTAGAAATTTCTATTCTATATCTCTTGTATTTCTTCTTCTTTCTTGGAGGAAGAGTTTCTTCCCAGCGAACCTTAAGTTCTTCTATGTCCGTCATAGACTCGAAGTTAATCGGATTTAGAATTCTAACTCCGTTAAGGATTTCACTCTTGAAGATTATCTTTCTCGAGATAGAACTTTCTAGTTCTATTCCTACAAGAGATTTAATGCCCGCCTCGACTATTAAGATATACTCTGAATTGGGTTCTGCCCAGCGTTTAAGCTTAAGCTGAATAACCTTTCTATCAATAGAGATATCAAAAGGAATCATGGCGCGCGACGCTTTATTCATTAGTATGAGGTTATCGTCATTAACGGTGGCCTCATCTACATCAGCGTTAAGCGTTATGAATAAAGATTGTTCTTTGAGGCTGGCCTCTATAGAATTAATCTGGAAAAAGCGTTCCAAGCCTCCACCTCACAATCCTTACTTCTTCTTTTTCTTTTTGGACTTCTTTTCCGTTTCGGGCTCGTTCGAGTTTTCCTCGACAGTCTCTTCCTCGGTGGTCTCTTTCTCTACAGACTCTTCAGCAACCTTCGTCTCTTCCATAACAGCACGGATAGCCTCTTTTTCTTCTTCCGTTACTTCAGGAACAGTCTCTATCGGCTTAACCTCTTCTACAGGCTTCTCTTCACCCGGGATTTCACGAGACTCTGCCGCGATACGGGGAGCAAAACTAATCGGCTCAGGCGGGGGATTGCCGAGAGAGCCTTCTACAAGAACAAGGCGGCCAGAACGAACTGACGACTGCAACTGAGAAGTGTTAACGCCGGCGCGAACATACGCAACCGGATTTCCGATAGAAAGATGAATGCCAGAAAGAGGGTCATAGAAGCCAACTTCGCCAAGTGCCAGTTTAATGGTGGCGATAATATCGTTCATACAAAACTCCTTGTTATAATAAAAAACGGGTAGGCAGGAGAAGGTTCTCCTTTCCCACCCATCAAGCACTATGGCCTAAATTAATTCTTGATTCGAACTTCGGGAGCAACCGGATAGGTCGGAGCAACCGCGATGTTACGAGCAACGGTGATGCCGCGACCATTGTCGAGAATACCGACACCATAACGCTCCTTAACCTTGAGGAGGCGAATGTCGCGCTCGGGGTCATTCCAGTTATCAGTCGTGAGAGCTTCACGCTGAGCGATGACACCGACGTTCGAACGGTCGATGCAGTACATATCGAACAGCTTTTTCGTCTTGTCGAACTTGACAAACGGGCTGAAGTTAATCGTAAGAGGGACCGGCAGACGGCCCTGAACTTCACCCGGGCTCATGATAAGCTTCTGGGGACCCTGCTCGGCTGCGAGACCAGCGAAGCCGGGCGTGCCCTGTGTTGCGCCCCACGGATGAACCTGGCTGCCGCCAAATGCACCATACGTGAGACCATTTCCGACCATGCTGTTACGAGCAAAGATAACCCAGGTCAGCGGATGCATAATGATATCCGTCGGCGTCTGGTCATTAGCCATCAGGCCGAGAACGAGGTCAAGGAAGTCCTCAACCGAGAGGGTGTCATTGAAGCTGCCATCAACAGCACGACCAGTCGTACCTGCAGCCGGGAGCTGAGCGCGAACTGAGTTGTCGAACACTACCTGTCCATGACCGGAGAAGCTGTTAAAGCACCACTCTTCCTTATAACGAGCCATGGCGCGACCCATCTTACGAACGTTAATGCCGTAGATGTCCCACGAGCTATCATTGATAGCCTCTTCCGTAATCTGAATCTTGAGACCGATTTTCTTAACCCGAATTTCGAGCTGACCGTTCTCAATCGTGTTGAACTCAACGCTGTCTTCCGGATAGCGTCCACCCTCATTAACCTCGGAAGCATGAATCTCACCGACAACCGGGATAACGTAGGTAACGGAGCTACCGCCGTCAACCTGAACAACGTTCATAAAACGAGTAGCGAGGTACTCAGGCTCTGCTGCTTCGCGGAGCTGACCCTCGATAACCTTCGGAATAAGCTGAATAACGTCGGTCGTCATAATCGACTCGCGAACAGTTACACGGCCTTTCGAGAAGTCGCCGACCGAATTGCGGAGCGTCTTCTCCATAACATCAAAGCTCTTGAGGTCAACCTCAGGCTTATCCTTGGACTTACCGTCTTTATAGTCAGCCCAAGCCTGCTCCGCACTCTCGCGAAGCTTAGTAACATTGTGCAGGGATTCCTGCAGATTGAAACTCACTATTTTATATCTCCTTTATATCTTATTCAGGAAAGAAGGGCGCCCGGCATATTTAATGTCGGGACTCGCTCTTCTATAATATCACTTGGACTGAATTACTTCGTGAGAAGAATACGAACGCTACCGACGACGCCATCCCAATCCATGAAGGTCGGAACACCGGCGCGGCCACGCTTCTTATAACGGAAGACAACGTTGACCTGCTTGTCTGCCTTACCGGAGAGAAGCGTGTCTGCCTTCGTCTTATCAATAACGTCAATAACTACGATACCCTGCTGCGGGTTAGCGTACTTAACCTGGAACGTGTCCGTGTTAAGCTTAGCGCCAGCAACACACGGTGCAAACGCGACGCCATCAATCGAAATCTGGAGGTCCTCAACATTGATGTCAAGGTTGCGGAAGAACATCTCAACATAATCCTTGCCGCCAGCATAATGAATAACGCCAGCCTTGAAGTCAGGCTTCTGCTCAACAACAGCGTTGTAACCATCCGTCAGGCCCGGGATACCAAGGTCATTATACTGGAACTCAGCATTCATGCGAGGGTCGAAGCTGTCAAGGCGAGCCGTCGAAGCGAGCATGTGGAGGTCATGGTTGAGGTAGTTCTTATCGTACAGATATCCAGGATACGTGCCGTCCGTATGATACGGGCTCGTGCTCGTCGTATCCTCGCCGCGACGGTTCGTCTTAGCATAGACAGCCGGATTGAACTCTTCACTCTTCAGGCGGTCTTCAAGAGCCCAGGTTGCCCACTTAGCAGCACCCTCGGGAACGAGCTCATGGTTAACAGCGTAAACCTGGCCGATAACCTGCTGACGCTCAAGCTCATACTCAGGCAGCTTCATATCATCCATAGCCTTCTTCGAGGAAAGCGGGGAAAGAACTACGCGGCCATTCTCATCAGACTTGACGAGAGCGCCTGGGAAGAGGTTACCATAAGCAGAACCCCAGAAGTTACTTTCTGCTTTGTCCTTAAAGGCAAACCAGGGAAGCTCTACGAGTGCGTCCGTCAAAACCGGACCAGGAGCGATTCCATTATAAGCATCCTCATCACGAGTATATTCGTTACGCTCGAGCATACCGACCGGAACGTTGCCGGCGCGAACATTATCTTTATTGGCCTTCGTAACCTTATCAACTACGCGACCAGTCTTTGCGTCAACCTCGAAGCCTGCCGCATCGAGCTGAGCGTCCGGATGAGCATAAATGCCGGCCGGAGCGAAAGCACGATAACCTTCAGCAGTGTAGGTCTTAGCTGCGCAAGTCGTGAACTCCTTGCCAGGATGCGTCATCGGCTGCCCCTGAGCGGAAGGCGAGACGATATCCGTAGCAGCCGAAGGCGTGAACGTCTCATACTTGTCGGTAGCTTCACGAATCTTAACCGGAGCTCCGCCGTTAGCGAGCGTCAGAACGTTGTGTCGCTTCTGCATCTCGAAGTCACGAATCTGGAGGTCCTTATCGACCGCCATGATACGTCCCTTCGGAATAACTACCTGATTAAATCCGTACGCAAAGCCGTACTTGAACAGGGCGGGCAGACGAAAGTCCCAAGCATACTTAATGTTCGGAGTGTCATGCTGCGAAACATTAAGATGAGCCTGAGTACGATTTACACGGTCTGCGCCATCACGATAGCCAGGCTGATTTGCCTGGAAAATCTGACCGCGAGCACCAGGCTGAAGGCGGTCATTAATGGTCATGTCACTATTGTACAACGCCATATATCTATATTCTCCTTTGTTTTTATAAAGTGGTTATTTTTAATCCATGGCTGAAACTCGCCCTTCTTATCGAGTAAGATTCCTTCTTCATCACGTTCTAGCTAACAATATTTATAATAATAAAAAGATTAGTTTTGATAACGCTCTAAAGGCTTTTATCCGTAGGGCTTACGGAAAATGTTTTATCAAACGATTTTTAATATTTTTAAACCTTCGTTTAATATGTTTTTTGCGGCATTTATATCTCTATCGTGTTCTGTATTGCACTCTGGACAAATCCATGTTCTAAACTTTAGATTTTTAATTCTTTTGTTTCTATAACCACAATTTGAACATATTTGACTAGAAGGAAAAAATGTATCTATTTCTACATAAAGCTTTCCATTTTCCTTTGCTTTATATTCTAACATTTTTCTAAAAGAATAAAAAGAGGCATCATATATTTTTCCAGAAATTCTATTTTTTTTTGTTAAATCAGAAATAGATAATTTTTCAACAGATATAATGTCATATTTTTTTATAATTTCTGTTGATAACTTCTGCAGAAAATCTCGTCTTTTATTTGTTATTTTTTCGTAAAGTAAATTTATTCTTTTTCTAACTTTAAAGAAGTTTTCACTATTTCTTGTTTTTCTGTCTTTTACTTTATCTAAATAAACAATTTTTTTAATTTCTTTGTCCAAAAAAGATGGATTTTCTACCTTTTCCCCATTTGACAATGTCGCAAAAGTTTTTATTCCTAGGTCTATTCCAATGTAATTAGAACCTTTTTGTATTTCTTTTTCTTTTTTTGCATCCCTACAAATTAAAGAAACAAAGTACTTATTAGTTTGTGTTTTAGAAATGTATGCTTTTATAATTTCTCCACTGATTTTTCTAGAAATCGAAGCTTTTATTTTGCCTATTTTTGGAATTTTTATTTTATTGTCAACAATTCTAATGGCTGTTCTTTTTGTATTGTTGTTTGTTGTGAAGAAATTTTTGTCGTGTTTATGCTTAAATTTAGGATATTTAGTTCTTCCATCAAAGAACCCTTTATAAGCATCATTTAAACTCCATATAGAATTTTTTAATGCAATTGAATCTACCGTTTGCAGCCACTTATTTTGAGATTTCAAAATGGTTAAACTTCTTAAACACCAAAAAACACCTAAACTAAAACCATATTTGTAAGCCGTTATACAACAATCTAGAGCATCATTATAAACAAATTTGACTGCAGAGAAGGTTCTATCTAACAAGACCCTTTGTTGCAAATTAGGATACAGTCGATATTTGTAGTCTCTATACATTGTATTTTTTAACCTCTATTCAACCGAAGAGGTTCGCGAGACCAGATTTGAGGTCAATCTTTTCACGCACACTAATCTTCTTATTATCTTCGTCTTCGGACTCCTTCAGCGTGGGGTCCTCAACGCTATTCGGCTTAACTTCGACTTTCTCTTTAACCTCAACGACAGGTGCCGCTGACTTTAGAGAAAGACTTTCTTTGAGGTCTACGATAGAATCCTTAAGAGACTCAACAGAACGGGACGAAACCTTCTCAGTATCCGTCTCGTAACCAAGGCTCTCGCGAAGAGAAACATACATGTCGAGAACTGATTCCTTGAGTTGAGCTTTCGTATCGGAAATTTCCTGCTCAAGGCTTTCGCGCAGTGCGGTCTCACTCTTAAGAGCTTCCTCAAAACTCTTATTCGAAGCTTCGAAGGTCTGTGCCGACTCAGAAAGTTCGACCTTCTCTTTTTCAAGAGCTTCAATCTTTTCGGTAGCTTCCTTAAGACTCTCTTCAAGCTCGACGGCTTTCTTCGTCTGAGCATCAAGCGACTCTTTAAGAGAAGCAACCTCGGCGGCCAAATCTTCCGCCGTGACTTCCTTTTTCGCCATATTGGCTCCTTTCTCCGACGGAATAGATAAACCGTCTTCTTGATTATCTTCTGTATATGATTCCTTTATTACGGTAGGCTTTTTAGAAGTGCTTTCCGTAGCAGGATATACGGCAGTCTTTTGAGAGTACGGGTCGGCTGGAACTACGACGAAGGACAATTCTTTTCCTTCAATAGAATAGATGTCCGATACGAAAAATCTAGTAATGCTAAATTTCTACTGTACTTATCCTCGCGAATAAGCTTCCTTGTTCATCACGTCCGATTTTGCCGTCTATAAATTTACATCTATAGGCTTAGCTACTTTCGTTTGACATAGTGCTCTTCAAGGCTTAAAATCCCGTGTATCGAACGGTACTAATGTTTTTATTGTTTAGGCAGATAATTCATATCTGCTCAAGTTTATAGCTGCACTTAAATCGCGGTCTATTACGAGTCCACATTCTGGACATTTATAGATACGTTCACTTAATTTTAAGTCTTTCTTAATGTGCCCACATCTAGAACAAGTCTTAGATGATGGATAAAAACGACTTACTACACGCAGCTCTATATTATTCATAGAACACTTATATGTAAGAATACGTCTAAATTCATACCATTTTTGTTCAACGATAGATTTCGCCAAATGGTGATTTTTCATCATATTCGTAACAGCTAAATCCTCGATTACGATAGCTTTTGGTGTGGCTTTTACCAATTCTGCCGTAATCTGATGAATATAGTTGTCACGAATATTTTTAAGACGTCGATGTAAAAGCTTTATCTTTTTCTTCGCTTTAATATGATTCTTACATTCTCGGAGTGGCCTCTTCCAATGAGGTTTTTTATTTTCATCGTATTTTTCTATATTGCTTTTAACTTTTCGAGAAGAAGCTCTTTCAGCTCGCCGTAGTTTCTTTTTTAGTCTCCGAACTTCTTTTGACTTATTAATGTTCGGATAAACAGTTCCATTAGAAAGTATGGCTAAACCTTTGACTCCTAAATCTATACCGATAACTAAATCCGACGTATTCTCTTTATCACAATCAGGCGCTTCATAAACGAACGATACGTACCAGTATTTTCCATCATGAGAAATATGTGGATTCATATACTTATCGGCTTTTGGGAGCGTCTCAGATGTTTTTACGTTACCGAGTTTTTCACCGCGAAAACCATTGCAAGTTCGTTTAAAAGTCTCATAATTCACGTAAAAACTTAGTCGAGTCTTGTTCCGCGATTTAAATTTAGGGTGTTTTGCTTGACGAGCAAAGAACTTATCAAATGCTTTTTGACAATCCTTACACGCTTGTTTTACGACGTTTGAACTAACTTCTCTGAGCCAGGATAATTCTTCTCTTTTAAGTTCTGTAAGTCTTTTTCGAAATGTCATCTCATGGATAAATTTTTCTCCATTTTGATAGGCTTCCTTTTCGGCGGCAAGCATCATGTTGTAAACAAATCGAGCTGTACCTGCGGACTTCATAAAGAGTTCTTCCTGTTGTTTTGTAGGTTTTAAGCGTATCTTGCGAGATACCATCACGATGATTTTACCTCTTTGAGGCAACTATTTGATTGTTCTACTGAATAATAATGATGCCCCTTGGAATTTGTTTTACGGAGCATCTTTAAATAAACTTGAGTAAGACCTACTACTTCGGAAAGTTTTCCGATTGACATTAGTTCCATTTTTTATAAACCACCTTTCGGTGTATAAAATAATCTCTTTGATTACTTATTACCGACAAAAGTCGTTTATAATTACAATAGAAATATAAAATATTATTAGATTTTTCTTGTTCACGGTAAGACGCAACTCTTACCGCAGTCTTACTGTTACCAGTAGACCTCTTATGCTTTCACATAAGCGCAGACTATATGTTCTTCTTGTATTGAATTACAAGAAGCTGAATTTTTCTTCCGTCATTTTCTCGGCGGCAGTGCCTATCCGAGCTGCTTACGGTTTTACTTTCCCGTCGTTTACGGTTATCCTCATTTAAGAGGGGTGACTCAATCACCTAGTCGTTAGACGTGTCTCTCTTGTTATTTATATAAGAGAGCTTTCGTAACTGAATGCCGATTATATCTAGTCGTTTTCTATCTTCGATTTTCGAACGACGTACCATTAGCGCTCTTACAAAATCATCTGTCACGAATTCGAAGTTTGATTTCGTATAAGAGTTTTTATTTAAGCTTAGGTCATCTTATTTCACTTTTTTCTGCTTTCGCAGCCATAGACGCTTGCTCTTGCGAGCTACGCGGTGGCGGAAATAAGCTTTACGGTTTCCCAGTTTTAACTCAGAGCTTTTACCCATCACTAGATAAAAGGGGTTTTCTATACAGAATTAAATACTTACATATTTATAAGCATTTGTAAACTGTTTTCTTTCCCAATAGCAAGTTTCGCCGTTGTATCTTCCTCCGCGTTCGTGTCCATTCGGACAACCTTCTTCTGCGGATTCAATATGAGAACCGCAGATAGAACAACGAACATCATGTGCTGTTGCTCCAATGGAAGTAGTTGCGAGAAGGCCCGACTTAATATCTTTTTTCGCACGCTCATCCGGTACGTTAACTGTAAACTTCAGAGCGGGCGTTCCAGAAAGAGTATTCTTCGTTACGTATTCAGCATCAATGATGCGGCCGATAATCTGTCCGTTCTCTTCATTGTGATGTTCAATAAGAGGCTTTCTATAAGGTGCTGTCCAAGTAAGGACAGATGCCTTAAGAGCCTTCGGCATATAACGCGTGAAGTTACGCGTCGCGGCCGGACTTGCGTGAATCCCTTCAATCTCAACCATCAAAGAATCTGGGTCAATATAATTATCTTTCTGAAGAGCGAGTGCTCCCTCAGTAAGTTGAATCTCCCCAGAGGAGACCGGAGTCGTAAACTTAGCATCTACATATTCTTTTATTGCGATAGCTATAGTTATTTTCCTCCTTTCCCCTTTAGTGAAGATAAGGAACACTTACAATAAGGATGAAAAGCTGGAATGTCTTCGAGGCTAAAAGCTTTGGGGTTAAGAACCGACTCGTGGTCTTCTTTGTCCTTAGAGCCCTTTCCGAACTGTACATACACCTTATCTATATTCAGAGCCTCACAGGTCTTGATGTAGCCATACCAATAGGACTTGGCGGCGACATGTTCTGCGAGGAACCTTAGACGATATTCTGTTTTGTCGAAAGCTGCTTCCTTTTGAGCAGAAGTCTTAGCTTCCTTATATTTATCTTTGATGTCTTTAAACATCTTGTCTAGACAATCATCTATCATGTCTGATAGTTGTTTAGAAGAAACTTTAAATTTATCAGGCTTCTTCTTTGCATCTTTGACTGCTTGATTGTACCCCTCTTGTGCTTTTAGAGATGTATGGTTCTTCAGGTTCGAAGAAATCCAGTCTCGAGCAAGAGGAAGTGAAGCATAGGCGCGCGACCCATCTTCGAGTACATCATTACGCACTTCTTGGAACTTCTTATAGATATCTTTGAAGACTTTTTGATAATCCTCTATTCTATCTTCTTTAGCCTTAAGAGGTTGTTCTGACTCCTTAATCTTAACGGAGGAAGTTCCGTGTTGATTCTTAGGCTGAATCGTATTGGTCGCGGCTTTAGATACGTTCTGAGACTTCTCTGGACCAGGCTGGACTGAACCTTGCGAAGTTTGTCCAAGTTTAGCCTGTATCAGCGCGATTTCGGCCGGCGTCTTAATCATATTCTGGTAGAGTCTAGATTCATCTACGTCATCAGTATCAAGACCAAGGCGGCCGCGCATCTCTTCATAAGGAATAGCGTTACCTTGGAACATGTTCATCGCATGAGTTTCCATTTTAACTCTCGTCTCAAGGTTAATCTCGTTAAACTGGAACCTGACTATATCTGTAGGCTCCGTTATCGGATTATATCCACCTTCGAGAAGAAGTTCGTTGAATATGAGCTGTTCAATAAAGATGGCTATCGTACGTTGGAAGAACTTAATAGAATCGTGTACTTGTTCTTCCATACTGTCCGCATCTTGTTTTGCTCCTCCTCGTCCTGCTTGAGCGTAAGAAAGGCTTAGAGCCGTGAAGACGCGCGCCTCAAAATACTGAAGATACTTAGAAGCGTCGAGAACTTGACCTTGAGAACCTATCGCGTTAAACTCAGTACGCTCATTCGTGATGATGATACCGTCATCCGCGAGTTTCTCAATTTCTTTTCTCGCATCCTTAATCTCTTGGTCGGTCGCCATGAACCCTTGCTCCGGAATACCGATTTTCATCTGGTAGAGAGGAGCAGCGTATCTATAAATAAGACGAAGGACATTGCCTTCAATCTTTCTAAGCATCTTAACGTCTTCGAGAGCAGCTTCAAGACGAGGGGTTCCGAATGCGGCGCCACCTTTCTTATCTATATAGAAATGGATGACGTCTGTTGGTTTGTACGCTTTCTTGTCGTTACCAACTTGCTGTTGATAATTCTTAATGACGCCTGTTTTATCACGTTTAATTTGAACGGTTGTAGGGTCTACTCTGAAGTATCCACCAACAGGCTTAGTGTCATAGACGCCCTTAGCTTGAAGACCTCCGATGTTCGTCATATCAACACGAGACTTTATGAGAAATGCGTTGGAATAGAGAACCAGGTCTTCCGCTATTTGCTGGAAGATGAGGTCAATCGGCGTACCCGTCATGAAGGACATCATATTTAGACGCTTCTTAATGTAATCAGCCGCGTCATCATTCTCAGACACGATATTATAATCAGCTTTGAAGATAAGCTGAGAATATTTCGTCGTAGATAATTTAATGTAGGAATCTGTTGAGACAGCCGCCTTGATTTCATCAAGATTAGACTCCGGAGAAGCAAAATCTCCGTTAGCCGTATCATTAATATTTCCTACTGCTTTTACGACGAAGTTTTTAATGTTCGCGTTCGTGATGGCGCCTGACGTGGACCCGCCGGCTTCGCGAGTTTCTATCTCTCTCAGGGAGAAGAGGTTCTTTATACTGTTAATAAATCCGATATTTCTCTTCCCCTTTCTAGTTCCATATTATGCCAGGAATTTTTTCTGTCTTTTTCTTGAGAATATCCTTGGCTTGGTTAAGAGCATCTTCTTTTGCTCGCTTCGCTTCTTGTTTAACGTTGTCTACGACAGAACCGAAGATTCTCTTGGCGACGCCGCCGAACCCTCCGCCTATCATAGGCGTAGTAGAGTAGTCTTCCGCGTTAGGAGTGTTAACTCCGTCCTTCGGAAGTGCCTCTCCAGAAGAGGCTCCTGTCGCATTATTACCAGGTGTTGTATTTGTTGCGTTGGGGTTATTAGCACTATTATTAAAACCAGATGAGGAAGAGGGGGACGAAGTCATTTTTCCCCCCTGCGCCGCATCTACTTCTCCTTGGTCAAATGCGTAAATATCTACTCCGTTTTGAAGAAGCATAGCCTTAGCCTGTCCTTCTTTAATCGTCATATCTAGGATATCGTTAACAAGAAGAATAGATGAGTTAAGGTATTTATACATAGAGTATAAAGATGCGGAATAGGCTTTATCGTAAGAAGAGCGCGCCTCTCTTAGGAGAGCATTCGAATGTGACTGTGTATAAGTAGAAGAATCTTTGTACTTCTCTTTATAGTATCGCTCTCTCTGTTTCTCTGCGACATGCCAGGAGCGCATATGTTTAAGAGTGTTATCTACGGAATGGGTCTTTCTAAAGAGACGAGTTTTATGGTCGCGAATCATTTGAGACCGAACGATGTGGTCTTTAAGATGTTCAAGACCTTGGCCTGAAGGGACCTTAACTTGTGTCCCTTCGAATTTCTTAGTGAGGTCCGTGATATCTTCCATACCTGTTTCGGCCATAGCCATTAACATTTGTTGGAAGTATCTCTGTAGAACGAGTTGCAACTGCTGTAGATAATATTTATCTAGGCGCAGCGTATCTCTTCTATACTTATCTTGTATAAGCTGAACAAGAGTCTTTGGTATGCCTATTTGAAGATTAACCATTGTCTTCTTTGGGAAGAGTTCTGGAAGGTCCGCTAGTTTAGGGTTATCATTTTTATCTATATGACCCACATGATTAACTCCGTCAGGAAGTTTTTTTGGAGTTATAGGTTTGTACTCTATTGGAGGTTCTTTAGGCTGATAGCCGCGCGGCCAAACTACGTTGACTCGCTTCTTAAGTTTTTCGACCGTCTTTTTTAAGAACTGTAAATCTTCTGGAAGGTCATTCATGATACCTTCTAGCTCTTCAAACTGTTCTACTATTTGAGCTGGAGTATCATCTATATCTGGAGGAAGCGGCGCAAGAGGTTGGTCCTTATGCGTAAATTCTGCGTCAGAAAGATAATCTCTTTCCGGCTTTAGTTCTGGAATATATAAAAGATTATTTTTTTGTTCGTCCACGGGCCACCTCCTCTTATGTATGCCTTATTACGTACTTTGTTTATCATAATAAGAAAAAGGGGCGCTTTCGCGCCCAACCTTTTAAGCTTCTTTTTCCCTCTACCTCACACTCACCACATACTCCTACCTTCTCCTCCATAGCCACCTCTACTTCCCCAAGTGGAAACAGATACATTTTGGCGGCCACCCATTGGAACTTTCACCCATTTCTGGTAATCTCCAGGACGTTCGCCGGGCTCTTTTCCGACTTGACGAATGTCTTTCCAAGGGTTATTCGTAGGCATGGTTATAGACCGTAGAGCCGCATTCGCGTCTCTTGACGTAAGAAGGTCTTTCGCAGTTAGTATAATAGAAGAATTCTGTACTTCTTTAATAGCTCCCGTTAAATCCGGGAACTTAAGAACGAACGCGAGATGCGCGAGACCAAGCGCGTCGACAAAGTGTTCGTTCTTAGAAGTATAGACAGGAAGCCCTGCCTGCGTTATTCTTTCAACGCTATAGTCAACCAACTGCTTGTGTAACGTATCATCGAAAGGAGAAAGTATTAATCTGTCTCTTTCTAGCGTTAGCTTAAGTTGATTAACCATGAATTGTTTTACTTGTTCGGGATGAGATTCTTTTGTGACTGGGTCTATAATTGGAATCTTCTGGGAGAATTGGAAACCGACGACCTTATTCTTAAGGCCCGTTTCCGGATGTTCATCTCCGTATATATGAAGACGTTCCAATTGATAGTCCGTTCGTTATTATCTCCAGGCTTTTTATTCTGGACTCTGGAGGTTTCCCTCATTTCGCTTCGCTCAAGTCGTTTGCTGCGCAAACTCCATTAGGCTAACGTCATCAGTCTGTCATTTCAGACTCAGTCTAGCGTACGTTTTCGCCCGCTCCGAAGTGTAACGAAGGTAGGGCGGCGAACACTCTTGGAGATATTATTTCAATCTCTACGCGTTACGGGGGTATCAAAGCACGCGGTTTAAATGGCCGCGAGCGTCTCTGATACTTCCCTCGGCGTTAGCGTAGGAACGTAGTCCGGATAAAGATTATCCGGCGGCGTAAGTTCCTCTACAGCCTTCGCCGATTTTGCTCGCTTAAGTCTTTTGAGCCTTTCGGCTGCAAAGCGGCGTTTTAAATCAAACCAATATTTCTTTCGCTTATAATAGATATGAGCATCTTTATATATTGCGTCAATAAGTTCCATATCTGTAGAAGCATTAAGAAGTTTTTTAAATCTCTTGTAGTAGTACTTCTCGTTAATCTCTTTAGAGAAGTTCGTATGTCCGTCAATAAATCCTCGTATGAAGTGAGACATGAGTTCTTGAGGAATTTTTCTTGGCGGAATAGCGTGCGTGCCTTTTAAGTCATTTGTTAACTTAAGAGACTGGATAGAATATTCGAAGTAACAGGAGTCTTTTTCTTTATCCGGTTCCTGTTTAATCTTCGGAATAATTCTTCGGTCCGACGCTTTAATGAACTTCGTTAACTTCTCTAAATGACGCTTAGAACGATGTTTAAACGTTATAGTACCATAAGAAGAGCGACCGGCCGAACAATAAAATCCGAACCAGTACACACTAGCCTCTGAATCTAAATCGTGAAACGGAGTTTGTTCTACGACTTTATCATAAGGAAGATTCTTCTTCATTTCTCGTGTCATCTTATAACGTTTACGCATCTCTATGCTCCTTATATTAGATTAGTTTGATTTGTTTTTGGTCACCGTATCCCCGGTCACAAAATATCCATGAAGGATTGTATATTTGGTTAATTCGGATAATCCACTCTACTGCTCTGTCGAGAGTATACTCGCCGCGCGGCACTTCTATTCGTTTAATTACCTTGAACGCATGTTGGTCTACATCAAAGTCTAAAACGAGGATAGAAGATCCAGCTTGGTAGGCATCAAAGTCAACTCCGGCGCAACGAAATACGTTGCGGGG